ATGCCTGATCCGAACCCCACTGTCGGCGAACTCTTCAAGGCCAAGGCCGTCACCGATGAGCAGGTGAACGCGGCTGTCGAGGCGTACCGGGCCGATCCCGGCACCACCGCACACCCGATCGCCGACGGCTACAGCCTCGACCTCGGAGGCGCTGTTGCCGGGCACCCTTGGGCGAGCGAGGTCGTCGCCAACACCGAGTCGAGCGAGAACCTGAAGCGCGCGGCGGTCCGAACCGCGATCCTGCTGGCGCGGGCGGAGAAGGCGTGAGCGAGCCCGACGACACGCCCGCCGCACAGCTCGATCGCTACCTCGCCAATGTCGAGGAGCGCCCGCGGCATCAACCGAAGCCCCCGCGCTGGTGGCACTGGCTTGTGTTGGCAGGCTGGGCGATCGGCTTCTTCGCGCTCGCCACCCGGATGCTGCGCCTGTGGTGACCGATCCCGACGCCGAGGTCTGGCGCCACACCTTCGAGCCCGGGCCCGACTTCACGCTCGAGGTCCGCGGCATCGTCGTCGGCCGGATCTACCGCAACGACACCATCCCCGCCCCGCCGCGCTGGTACTGGACGATCACATGCGTGAACCAGTTCGTCGGCATGACGAAGCCGAGCAAGACCGACAGCGGCTTCCGGCACACGAAGGCAGAAGCGATCGAGGCGCTGCGCGCGGCTTGGGCGCTGGAACGCGACTGGCGCGCCGAGATGCGGGCGCTGACCGCCCACGACAATGGCGGCATGTCGCCCTTCGTCGCCATGGTCGCGTGGGAGGGATACGAACGGCCATGACCGACGACGAGCGCGCCGCTGCCGAGATGCGCAGCCTGCTGGGCTTCGCCCGTGGGCTCGGCCCGGACGAGGCGACCGTGCGGGAGATCTACGAAGCTGTCGGGCGGGAAGCTGCGGCTGCCGGCGCCAGCGATGACGACCGCATGGCCGAGGTGCGGAAGCGGATGCTCGCGGCGGCGCGTGAGATATGAAGGTCGCAGAGCGGTAACGTTGGCGGCGCACAAATTACAGATTGCGGCGCAGGCGAGCCTAGCGTTAGAATTGGGCGCACATCGGCGGGTTGTGGCGACCCACCGATGTGTTTTCGGCTTTTGGCCGGCCCGTGCTTGCGCAACTCGGTTTTATCGTCCGAGAAGCCCGTGTCCAGCCAAGGGCGTCCGCTTATGGCGGTGCGTGAAGCGCAAATTGTCGTTTCACCACCGGCCTAAGCGCTTGAAAAGGCTGAACAAAATCATGAATACCACGAGTCTCACCACCGCCCCTCCGCAGCAGCTCGATCTCGACCTTCAGGTCATCATTGAGCGCGAGATCGACGGCGTGGGCATGGGCGTCCTCAGTAACGGGACGCCGTACCTGAACATCCGCGGCTTGGCCCGGATGTGCGGAGTGGACCACTCCCTGATCGTGAACATCACTGCGGCGTGGCTCGATAACCCCCTCAAGCCGCGTGAGGCGAAGATCCGCGAGTTGGTCCGCGCACAGGGAGCGGATGACAACATCGCATTTCGTGCCGTGATGAAAAACGGGACGATACATCACATCATTCCCGCCGCCGTATGCATGGCAATCTTGGAGTATTACGCGTTCGAGGCCCGCGGAAGTACGGATCATGCAGCCAAGAGCTACCGTATCCTCGCGCGTAAGGGCTTTACTGACTTCATCTATTCGCAGGTCGGGTATAATCCTAACGGCATCGCCGAGGTTGCTTGGAAGCAATTTCACGATCGCGTTTCTCTGGCTTATCACACGGTGCCGGACGGCCACTTCAGCATTTTCAAGGAAATTTCGACCATGTTGGTCACCTTGATCAATGCCGGCGCCAATCTCGGCAACAATTTCATTCCCGACATCAGCATTGGCCTGGCATGGGGAAAGAAGTGGACGTCTGAGAACTTAGATTTTGTCTACGGCGCCCGCATTAAGTATGAGCACAATTACCCTATTTATTTTCCTCAGGCGGAGTCCAATCCTCAGGAGCCGTGGTGCTACCCTGATGAAGCGTTACCCGAGTTTAGAAAGTGGGTAAGAGAGATTTATATTCCGAAGAAGATGCCGAATTATCTTGAAAGCAAGGTCAAGGACAAGAAGCTCTCGGCACCTGCTGCTATGGCGGCCATTGAAGCGTTCAAGCCGGCTAAGGCGATCGGCACGAAGTCCGTTTGACGGCAAAAAGAAAAAACCCCGCCGCGGCTGAGCCGGGCGGGGCTGATGCTTGAGGATGGGGCGAGGCGGATCAGGTTGGCGCCGGCCCGCCGCTCCATAGCTCCCCTGTCCGCCACCAATCCCCGATCCAGGGCCGAGTGCGCTCGATCGCCGGGCCGATGTCCGGCCGGGTCGCTATGACAGCGCCGACGACCAGCACGGCTGCCCCGACGCCGATCCCGAGGGCGACCCGACTGCGCCGCGGCACCTCGCCGTTGACCGAGCCCGTCGCCGCCACGTGGCAGACCGCGCCGAGCATCGAGACGAGGATGATGACGGGCACCACCTCTGCGTTCAGCAGCCACTGCGGCGCGTCGGCCAGCCGGTAGATCGTGGCGTAGACGGTCTGGCCGAGGTGCGCGAGGAACGAGAGCCAGATCCCGACGATGAGGAAGTCCGCCTTGGTCGGCACCGGCCGGCGCACGGCCGCCCAGGCATCGCCCGCGTAGGCGTAGACCACGACGCTGTAGAAGGCCGCCGCCAGGATGCGCGTCGCCACGATCATATCGGCGTTCGGGACGAAGATGTTGACCGCCTGGTAGCCCAGGAAGAGCGCCAGCGTCGTGAGGTAGAGGATCTGTCGGATGCCGCTCGGTCCGTCGCTGTAGATCACCGCGATTTCTCCTCGGCCCGGTGGGCCCTCTCTCTCATCTGCTCGATGGCGGCGTTGACGACGGCGCGGGGGCCGCTCGTGGGCGGCTCGTGGGTCCGGTGACGGACACGGGCGGCGGTGCGCGCGGTGAAGGCGCTGGCCACGGCCTCGACGTGCTCCCGGCTCTCGTCGGCGGCCTGGGCAACGCCCTCGGCGGCTTCGGCGGCGCGCTGCTGCGCCTCGATGTTCTGCGCCAGGACGGCATCGAACCGGCCGGGGTCGGCAAGTTCGGGCGGCCGGCGGAAGAGCCACGACATGATGCGCCCCCATTTCATGGGCGCCCCCGGTCCAAGCGGCCGGCGATGCCATCAAGCGATGCCTTGATGTTGGAGAGTGCGTGCCGGCTCTCCTGGGCAGCCAGCTCTACCTGCTTGGTGAGGTCTTCGCTGGCGTCCTTGGTGGTCTCCAGCGCCGCCCCGAGCTTTTCGAGGGCGGCGACGCTCTTCTCCGCGGCGGTGGCTGTCGCCTGTTGCGCGAGGACCAGCTTCTCCCGCTCCGACGCGATCGACGCCCAGCTCGCCTTCAGGTCACGGTAGAGCCCGCGGATGACCCAGCACGCCCCGCTGAACAACAGGACGAGAAAGATGCACGTCGCGCCGAGGACGCCCTGGTTCAGGTAGAAGTTGGCGGTCTGGTCGATGACCGCCTGCGGGTTCGGCGTCTGCGCCAGGGCCTCCGAAACGAGCACCGGATTAGGCCGTGCGCCGCATCTGAACGACGTTGCCGCCCGTCACCGCGTTCAGGGCCTGGCTGATCTGGGCGTCCTTCTGGGCCGACGAGCGGGAGGAGCCGAGGTAGTACTGCATGGCGATGCCGAAGGCGGTCGAGGACGTGCCGAACGCCGCGGTCAGCAGCTGGAACATCCGGTCCGTGATGTCGCCGGGGATGAGGAAGATCGCTGCCGTGATCGCGGCGTGCATCGCGAACACGAGGATGACCGTCACCGCCGGCATGTTGGCCGTCCAGTGCTTCGCCTCGACGAGGCCGAGCCCCATGGCGCGGGCGTTGGCGACATCGGCCATCTCGATGCGTAGCGTCTCCACCTGGGCGTTCAGGCGCGCTGAGAGCGCTTCGCCGAGCGCCGGGTTCGCTTCGAGTTTCGCTTGTGCCTCCACGGGGTCGCCGGTCCCGAGCACATCCTTGACGGTCTCGATGACCTTGCCGGCCGCCTTGCCAGCGGTGTCGCCTGCGAGGATGCCGAGCAGCGAGGGCGCGAACTGGATCGCGAGGCTGATGAGGGGCAGGATCGGCATGGGTCAGGCCTTCGTGCTGAACCGCGAGAGGATGCGGCTGAGGAGGCTGGAGGAGGCGGAGGCCCCGCCAGTATCGGGGGGCGGCGGATCGGAGGGCTTGCGCGGCGCGGGCGGGAACAGCGGCCCGGTCTCGACGGGCGGCACGGGCACAGGCTTTCCCACCGCATCCATCTCGGGCGACCACGGCGTGTCGGGCCTCTTCGCCCACCATGCGTACCGAGCCGCGAGCTTCGTGTGGTAGCCGTTCTTGGCGTAGCCAGCGCCGTTGTAGCCCCTGGCGAAGCCGGCCCAGTTGTGAGCCCGCAGCTCGTCGTCCAGCTTGTTGTGAACGATGAAGCGGACCATCGCGGCTAGGTGCTCGCTCTCGCCTCCCTCGACGAAGGCAAGCACCATCTGCTGGGGGCTGTCGTAGCCGGCCGCGACGAAGTTCTCGCCGAGGATTTGCCCGAGCCCCCAGGACGCCGCCTTGAGCGCCGCCGTCTCGTTGATCGCCATCGCGGCGGCCAGGCGGGGATAGCTGTCGCTCGGGTAGCTTCCGGGCTTCCAAGCCGCATATGCAAGGCCGGCGTTGACCGCATGCGTGCGCTCCACGCCCGTGAGGTTGCGGTAGAAGACGTGCGGCTCGAACAGTATCTTCGGGCGCTTCTTTGCGTCGAAGCCGCCACCCGATGCCTCCACGTCGATCACGGCGTGGATCTCGTCCTCACCGACGCCGATGGTGTGGCCGATGCGGGGGAGGTCGATGTCCGCGAGCGGCGCCGCCTTCCCGACGAAGCCGGCGGCACGCACGCGCGCGAAAGCGTCCGCAATCGAGGCGGCCGATGTCATGGTGTTCTCCGATGTCGAGGGAAGGTGTCGGGCTCGGGCCGGGTGGCGGGAGAGCGAGCGCGTGCTATGTTCGGTGGATCAGTGCGGCGGCGTGGAAAGCAGACACGCCCGTGCCTTCGTCAGGCATTGCCGTGCGGGGTGGACAAGCGGAAAGTCGCCGGCTTCAGACGACGTGCCGGAGGCGTTGGTTCGAACCCTTCCCCCGGGACGGAGCCGGAGTAGCGACCGGCCCGCACTGATCTCCCGCCTCCGGCTTGGGGCCTTCGGTTTTTTCGATAGGCTCAAGATCCTCGGCCGGCACCCAGTAGGGCCCGAACCGCCCGTCCTCGGACTGCCAGCGCTGCTGCCCTGGATAGGGCTCGTCAGCGGCCCCGGTGAAGGCGTAGCGCCATGTCGAGACCACCCCAATCAGCGGACGCATTTCCGGCCGCAGATCGTCCAGCCTCTTCGGACTGAAGCGGGCAGTTGGGCGGGCGCCGTACCTGCCGTGTTCGTCTACCGTGAGCATTGCGCCTCTCTGGCGTGACGGGCCCGCGTTAGACGACCGGGAAGCCGCGGGCCGATACGAGCGTCTTGGCGGTGGCCAGTACGGCATCCAGCTCCGGTGCGGACAGGGCGCGATTGAACACCGCCGCCAAGCACACGTCGCCGACCGGGGCCGCGCCGTTCTTGAACATGCCGAAGGCGTGGAAGCCGGCCTGGTTTCTAGCGACGTTGTTGACGGCCGTCACGTTGGTCTGGAACGTCGCCCCGCCGGTGGTGCGGAAGTCGAGCCGGTCGGTGTTTCTGTCGACCGCGTAGCCGAGAGACATGAAGCTCTGTTCGCTCGCCAGCGTGATCGGCCCGGCCTGCCGGCGGGACTGTGAGCCGGGGAACGGCTGACTGCCGGCCGCGAACAAGCCCACGTTCAGCTTGCCGACGTCGGACGCGAACTGGATGTCCTGCGTGATGACCAGCCCCGCGCCGCCCGGCCCATAGTTCGACGCGCCGTCGAGGGTACCGGTTGGCGCGTGGTAGCCCGGGACGGCGTAGACCGAGCCGGAGGTGGCGATGCGCTGCCGGACGACCTCCACCACCGTGTAGGGCGCCGCGGCGGGGATCGGCGTGCGGAACCCGCCGGCACCCCCGAACGCGAGGCCGTAGCTCTGTTGCACCGGCACGGCCGAGTTGGCGAGCAGCGTGCCGTCGTTGCCCTTGCCCGAGGCGTCGCGGATCGAGCCGCTGTAGGCCTGCCCGACGGTGCCGTCCTGCAGCAGGTACAGGGCCACGAGGCTTTCGAGTGGAAACCCGTAGCGATAATCGTTCATTGATGCATACGGGCTGTCAACGTCGTCCAGATCGGGGATCTGCAGAATAAGCGCCATGTCAGCGGCTCCAAATCACGGGAAGACAGAAGGCAATCGCCCAATTCCACAGCGGATAGGGCCTACCGACGAGGGCGGGAATATTGGCGGTGGTGTAATGACCGATGCCGGCTTGATAGGAATAGTCGTCGTTCGCGATGGTCTTATCGCTGTCGCACAGGCAGCCATTGCCTTGCGACGCGGTGTTGCTTGCGTACCAGACGAGCGCCGTCGCGGGATCGGGGCGACGCGCGCAATCGATCGCCACGATGGTCGCGCCGACGAACCTCACTGCGGAGATCGAAACGTCTCCGGCCGCATCGGTGATGCGGAACCCCCTGTTGGTGTAATCGGCAGCGGCATTGCCGACGGTGCCGGCGGCGCCGACGTAGGGAAGCTGGAACTGAAGCGGCGGCTCGGGGACGGAGAACCCGACGTAGACGGTCTTGCCGACCATCTCGACCCAGAGCGGGGATAGCGGCTCCCACCCTTGGCCCAGCGCCAAGACGCGGTGCATGACCTTGCCGACCTGCTGGCCGAACCAGCGGTAGCCGTTGGCGTCCAAGTGCCCGCCCTTGTCCGTGACGGGATAGACGGGGCCGACCATGTAGCAACCGGCGTTCTCGCGTACGAACTCCCACTGCGCCATGCCGATCGCAAGTTGGTTGTTGTCCTGCGTGTAGGACGCTCCGGTCTGATAGATGAAGAAGGCCGGAAGCGTTGCCTGACCTGTCTTCGCGACAACATCCGTGTTCATTTGGTTGCGCAGAGAGGTCAGCGCCGTCTTGTACCCCGTCTTCGTGGTCGTGCCGCCGTTCTCGGCGAAGTAATTGAATTCGCCCTGCATCCACAGGATGGCCGAGCAACCGCGCGTCGCTCCGCCGGGCACCGCGTTGACGAAGGCCTGCAACCCCGTCGGCACGCGGTTGTAGAGCCCGCTCGGGTTGCCGGGGCTCAGCGTCTCGATCGTCTGCCCCGAGACACCGGCCGACAGGGCGACCAGCTTGCGCGGCGTGCCGCCATCGGCCAGGGCGCGGGCCAGATAGTTCGCCGTTCCGACAATGACGTTCTCACCGCGCGCATTGTCGCCCGGCGGGAGGTTGGCCGCGTCCGCGTCGCTGATCGGCGTGCCGCTCTCGGTCTCGATGGTCGCCACCATCGGCTGAAGCGTTGTGCTGCCTCCGACCGGCGTCCACGTCGTGCCCTCGCCCGCCGGCCGCACGCTGTTGCCGACCATGAAGCAGTCGGCGCGGGCGACCTTCGACAGCCGCGGCCAGCCCTCGTTGGCCGTGGATAGGCTCTGACCATCGATCAGGAGCAGGTTGTATTCCCAGGGCAGGCGCGTGTGGCGCGCGTTGCTCGGGGAGCGAGCGCCCTGCGCCCGCGCGACGTTGCCGGGATCGCGGGCGAGCATCTTCAGGTCGGCCGAACGGCCCGCGTGGTGCAGGTAGAGGTCACGGTCGAGGAAGCCCAGCACCGGCTTGCCGGACTTGCCGGTGAGCGCCCAGGACCAGCCGCTATTGGCGCTCGGGTTGCTCTCGAACCTGCTGTCACCGACGTGCAGCGAGCGTTCCGCGCGCAGCCGCACGGCGAACCACGTCAGGCCCGCCATCAGGCCCGCCACCACCCGGCCTGTCTTGCCGGCGATGGTGAAGGGGCCGAGGGAGGGTGGCACATCCGGGCCGATGCGCAGCCCGCGCGCTGAAAGCTCGGCGAGGGAAACGGCGCCGACCTGGTTCAGCCTCGCCGCGACCTCGGCGAAGGAGTTCAGATCTTCGGGCGCACCGGCGACGATGGCGTCGACGCGCCCGCTCAAGGCGGTCAGGTCGGCCCGCAGCTTGGTGATGACGGTGAGGTCCGTGCCGGTCGCTGCGCCCAGGGCATCGAGGGCGTCCGTCATCCATCGCAGCAAGGCGATGATGTCGTTCTTCAACGGCTTGTAGGGGCCCGACTGCGGCACGCCCGGCACGTTGAAGTCGCGCCAAACGGCTTCGGGCAGGACGGGGGGCTCGGCCATGCGATCGATCTCACGATGTCAGAGAGCAAGGCGCGCGGGAGCGCTCGGCCGGTGAGGGCCGGGGCGCAGCGCAGGCGTTGGGGGTTGGCCTAGAGGGCTTCGACGAACTCGATCGTCGGTGTGGCGAAGCGGTTGAGCGACAGGCTCAGCGCGCCGGTCTCATCGGAGGCGAGGCGCATCCGGCAGACAGGCTGTTCGAACTCCAGCGGCGTTCCGGCCGCCCAAGCGGCCACGGTCCAAGGGCCGATCTTCACCGTCCAGACCGTGCCGGCCCGGTCGACGAAATCCGTGATCTCGTGCAGCCGCCCGCCCGGCATCGAGAAGCGCATGCCCGGCAGAAGCTCCAGACCGGCAGGAAGGCCGATGCGGATCTGCGTCGCGTTCATCGCCACGTCCTCGGCCAGCGATGCCCCGGTGAAGCTCTGGCCGTAGCCGGAGCCGTCGGAGAAGGTGGCGTCATCCGAGTGCGGAACGCCGAGGCTCTGGCGGGGCACGATGCGCGCGCGATGCGCTGGCCCGCGACAGTCCTTGGCGGGCACGAGGATCGTCGAGGCGCGCCCGCCCGCCTTCATCCATCGCCAAGCGAGGACAGCGTCCTGATGCTCGAGGCGGCCATAGCGCCGGTCGGCGATCGGGACCGTCATGGTGCCGACCCACCGGGCCGTGGGCGAGACTACGATCTGCTCCGATCCGGAGATCGATTGCCCGCTTGATCGCGTGAGGCTGCGCGGCTCGAGCATCACCTCGGAAAAGCGCAAGGCCGGGGGCCAAGGGCGATCGGCCATCAGGTCACCGTCACCGTAATGGGGCCGACGGTGCTCGACGCATCGCCGTAGCCGGAGCGATTGAAGGCGCGCACCCAGTAGCGATAGGTGCCGGCCGGCCGCGTGTCGGTCCAGTCGCGGGCCTGCGCGGGTGCGCTGTTGAAGGTGCGGATCGCCGTTGCATTGGCGAAGTTCGTCGTCGTGCTGCGGTAGAGCCGAGCGAAACCGAAGTTCGGGCTGTCAGGCGTCGTGAAGGCACCCGCCGCCTGTCCGCTGCCGCCGTTCGCCACGAAGGCGGTCGGCGGGCCAGGCGGCGTGACGTCGGCCGACACCGTGAAGGTCGCCGTCGGGCTCCACTCGCCGATCGTGGAGGTGCCGAGCCACGCCAGCTCGCGCTCGTATTCCGCGCCATCGTTGACCGGCCCGGCAATCACGGCGCCGTCCTGGCTGGCCATGTCCTGCCAATCGCCGCCGACCGGGCGATAGCGGCCGATCAGGGTGAGGTCGGCGCGGCCCTCGACCGGATCGGCGGTGAAGCGCGCGGCAAGCCCCGTGACCTGACCGCCCGAGGTGTAGCGGATCGCCTCGAACGCGATGCCAGTGGGGATCGGCGCGGGGTCGGGCGAGGTCGCATCCGGCAGCGGCGGGGCGTTGCCTTCTTCGTTCGGCGACCACGCATAGGCCGAAGGGCCGAGTGAGATGAGGTTGAGAACCGATTGAGTTTTGAACTCGCCAGTCAGAGAGCCCTGCTCAATGCTGAACGTCGTGTCGATGCCGAGCATCGGCAGTACGAGGCGCACGGTCGGCTCGCCGTAGGCCGGCAGGCCGGCAGGCTTCAGGCGCAGGCCAGTGAAGCGGAACTGCGGAGCGCCCTTGGCAGCGGCGATCTTGGCCAGACGCCGCCCCTGGCTGTGAGAGGGAGCCCGGCCGAAATCCTTCTCTGTCGGCACCACGCCGATCTCGGCCTGGCTGTCGAGATCGTCCCAGGGATCGCCCTCGACCGGCTGATAATCGTGCGCCGGGCTCTTGTAGGTGAACTTGACCCGGTTGAATGTCGCGTAGGCCTCGGACCCTTCCTCGAACTGGTCCCAACCGAGCACCATGTCCTCGGTGATCGTGAAGGTCGGCTCCTGCCAGCGCCCACCGCGCACCGTGACGCGGCCCTCGCCGTCCTCGGTCAGCTCAGCGTCGCAGGCCGAGAGGTAGCGGGCGAGGACGGTCGCCCGCTCCTCATCGAAGGTGTAGGTGCCCCAGGATCGGTAGCGCGGCTCCGTGGTCGAGCCGTCCGCCGCCGGCACGCGCAGCGGAACGGGCTGATCGCACACGTTGGCCAGAGCGATGAAGCTGTCGAGGTCGATCTCGTCGAACGGGATGCCGTAGCCGCTCTCGTCGTGGAGGTAATCGAGCAGCGCGAGGGCGGCATTGTCGGTCCAGGCCCAGGTATCCGGGTTGGCCGGATCGTGCGCAGGGTTGCGCGGATCGAAGCAGGGCACGAGGTCGGCTACGAGGCGCACGTCGGGCGCGCCCTCGGGGAATATCTTGTCGCCGTGCTTGAGCGGTGTGCAGGCGACGACCGTGTAGGCGAGGCCGCGCAGGCGGGCGGCATCGGACCAGTAGGCGAACTGCTTCAAGGCGCTCGACGCGGGCTGATCCTCGGAGCCGATGAAAGCCTGGATGACGACCTTCCCCTGATAGACCGCGTCCGGCACTACGCCACCGCTCTGCCCCGTCAGGCCGGTCCGCACGTCGCCGAGCCAGAACTCGCGGATCTGCGAAAGCCTGCCGGCATGGTGGACGACGCCGCGGAAGAGCACGCCGCCCTGCACGTCGAGGAAGAAGATCGCGCCTCCGAGCTTCTCCCGCCCATGGCCGCGGCGACGCGGCGGAATGGACTGGCGCGCGGTCACCTGGGCGTCGGCGCGCTTCTGCGCGGGCGTCAGCGCCTCGACGACAGCCTGCAGCGCCAGCAGGCCGCCGCCGATCACGGCATAGCCCACGACAGACGCGGCGAGGGCGCTGGTGCCGATCACCGCGCCAAGCGCGGTCTCAGCCAGGATGGCGGCACCGACGGCGGCGGGCATCAGACGGCCCAGGCCACGATGACGGGGAACGCGCCAAGCGACAGCCCGGCCGGTGCCTTCGCCATCCACCCGAGGTGCGTGCGGACCGCGAAGAGCGGGCCGGCCACGGGGTCGCGTACGAGGCCGATGTCGCCCGGACGCGGCGCGTCGGTGACAGCAAGGCCGGCAGCCTGCGCTAGAGCGCGCCCCATCGCCTCGATGCCTCCGCGGCGGCGGATGTGCCGGGCAGCGCCCAGCGCCGTCCTGTAGCGCCCGCGCAGGGGCGCCGCCGGATCGATGCCGCGCACGCGCTGCACCCAATCCGCCATGAACAGCGAGCAATCCGCCCGGCCCCAGGCGAAGGGCTGGCGAGCGGCGTCGCGCAGGAACGCGGTCATTTCTCGGTCGCGGGGTTCCAGGGCCGCCTCCGGTTCTGCATGGCGGGGATCATGAACAGGCCGGTGTCGCCGGGGTATCGGCGCTGCTGGTCGCGGTCGGTGAGGCTGCCGAAGGGCGGCAGACCGCGGCGGGAGAACTTGGTCTCGGCCGTCAGTTCGGCCGTCCACGTGTTGGCGTCGGACGCGCGGTGGACGAGCCGGTCCATGATCCCGCGGTAGAGGACGTACCGCTTGCCGAGCGGCTGGCTATCTCCGCCGAAGAAGCGCAGGCTGACCTCGCAGAGCCGGCCCTTTACCCGCACGCGGGCGTTCTTCACGTCGTCCAGCACCTCGTCGCTCACGCCCGAGAGCGTGAAGGTGACGGGCGGCGCCTGCCCGCCGGCCGCGCTCTCGATGTCGGAGACGCCGACAAGGTCGCCACGGTGGCCGAGCCCCTGCCAGACGAAGCCATCGGCCGCGATCGGGCCCCAGCCGTCGTGCACGCGGGTCGGCGCGTCGAAAAAGTCGAAGAAGGCGAGCAGCGATGCTGTGACGACCTCGCCGCGTGCTGCCGCGCGCCCAGCCTCGTCGAAGATCGCCATCGGTCAGGCCGGCCGGTAGCGCCGCCGCCCGTTGGCGACGATGCCGTTGATATTGCGGCTGATGCCCTGCTGCACCTGCGCCATGCCTGCGGCGACGCCAGCTTGCACCATCGACATGATCTCCTGATTCCCGCGGGCACCGGACACATCGACGGCGACCGACATGGAGGCCGCCGAGAGGTCGGGCATCGCGGGCGGGACGGCGGTCGGCATCGCCGGCATGGCTCCGACGAATCCGCCGTTGGCGAAGCCGCGCATGTTCCGCCGGATCGCTTCCAGAGCCGGCACGCCGATCCGCTGCACCGCGGCCTGATCGAAGACGTATTCGCCCGCGTGCACGACGCCGGCCGGCTGATACTTTCCGCCCGCGCCCGTGAAGCCGCCGCCCGAGAACAGCCGGACGCCACCGGTGGGCGACGAGCCTCCGCCGCCGAACCCGAGGAACGAGCCGATCGTCGAGAAGATCGAGGAATCGCCGCTGGCCGTGCCGCCCCCGAAGATGCTGGAGACGAAGCTGTCGAGCGCCTTGTCGGCGAGGCGGGTCGAGAGGCGGCTCAGCGCGTTGCCGAGTGCCTCGGACAGCGACGCCCCGCGCATCAGGTCGTAGTTCAGATCCTTCAGGAACGAGCCGGTGGTGTTCTTCGCCTCGGTCAGGGTCTGGATCTCGCGCAGGCCCTCGTAATAGCGGGTGAACTCGTCCGAGCCGGGCGTGGCGCCGTAGGCTCGTGCGCCCTGGTAGGCGGCCTGCTCCTCGTAGGTGCGGCCGAGCGCGGCGCGGGCTTCCTGCTGATCCTGCTGGAATCGGGTCGATAGGACGTTCGACGAGGCCTTCGCGCGGGCGTCGGCGAGTTCGAGGAGCGCGGTGCGCTGCGCCTGAAGTTCGGGCGTCAGCGACGAGGACGAGGCGCGGATGAGGTCCTGCGCAGTCTTGAACTTGGTGCCGATCTCGTCGCCCCGCGCGCGCGCCGCGTCGAGCGCATCCTGCACGGTTCGAAGCTTTTCCTGCTCCGCGCTGGAAAGACCGATCGCCTCGGCCTCGGCCTTGTAGGCGATGACCTTCTCGCGCGAGGACTGCGCCTCGGCCGAGTTGGCTGCCACCCGCTTCGACGCATAGTTGAGTACGTCCTGCACGGAGGCTGCACCGTTGCGGAAGACCTCCGGGTTGGCCGCGGCCGCCTTTGGCAGGAGTCCGGCCGCGTTCGCGCTCGGGTCCGCACGCAAGAGCGTCTTCGCGCCCTCCGGCCCAAGGAAGTAGCCGAGCTGCCTGTTCTGTGGCGTCGAGGGTAGGCCGGCTTCCGTGAGGCTCGCCCCGATCTCCTTCAGGTAGATCTCGACGTATTTCTCGGTGACCTGCCGGTTCGTGCGAAGTGCCGCGATGACCTTGTCGGCCTCAGCCCGGATCGGGTTGGCCTGGTCGATCACAGCCGCCTGCTCGCTGTCGTACTTCCGGAACAGCGCGACGAAGGTGCTCTCGATGAACTGGCCGGCGCCGAGAGCGCTGGAGCGCGGGTTGCGAGCGATGTTGCTGCCGCCGCTCTCCGCGCCGATCGTCGCAGCCACCTCGTCGCCGCTGAGCGGAGTGTTGCGGATGACGTTCTCGCGGTTCGAGGTCTGAAACGACGCTTGAGCCCGCCCGCTGGCTGCTTCGAAGGTCCGAGCCGCCGTCTCGTTGCCGGCTTCGCGCGCGGCGCGGGCCATCTCCTGATACTGCCGAATGATGCCCTGCAGCCCCCGCTCGTAGGAGGAGAGGCCGGCGGTCTGGGCTTGAAAGTCGGCCTGCCGGAAGGCTGACGCCGCGGCGGCGCCGCCCTGGGCGTAGGCCTGCCGCACGAGGTCGACCTTGGCCTGCAGAGCGCCATACTTCGCGATGGCGTTCTCGACCCCTCCGTCGATCTTCACCTCGGGATTGCTGATGGTCGCGGCGAGGCTCTGCCCGAGCGACTGAAGCTGGTTCTCGAACCTGCCGAGCGCCTGTCCCTCGGGATCGAGCGCGCGGATGATGTCGCCGGCGGCGCGGGAAAGCTCACCCGCCTGCTGCGCGTCGAAGGCCTTCCGGTTCTTGGCCGCGGTCTCCTCAAGCTGCCGGTTGAGGTCGGCGACCTGGCGCTCGAGCGCATCGACTGCGAGGTTGGCCAGCGAGTTGTCGCCGCCGAACAGCCCGGGCACCGTCGACTTCACCTTCTGGGCGATGGCGAGATCGCGCTGGGCGCTGCGCAGCTGATCCTCGACCGTCCCTTCGGGATAGACCGTCGCGGCGGCGGCGCGGGCGACGCTGTCGAGGGCCTGCCCGCCGCGTGTGGTCACGGTGTCGATGATGCGTCGGGTCGGGCTACGCGAATCCTGCGCGGCGTCGATCATCGGCTGCACGGCCGAGCGCAGTTCGTTGATGGCCTGCTGCCGCTTGCCCTGCTCGGTTAGGTTCTGGATCAGCTGCCGGGTCTGATCGTTGATGCCCCCGAGCTTCTTGATGAACTCGTCGGCGCCGCGGACCGGGTCCGCGAACATGCTGGCGAGCTGCGCGCTGGCCGCGTCGAGGTCGAGCCCGAAGAGGCGCGCGTATCCCGGCGTCAGGCCGGCGACGCCCTCGATGTTCGAGACGTTGACCTTGCCCGTCGCAGCAATGGCCGTGGCGATGTCGCGGGCGGCCGATATCGAGATGCTCTTGGCCGCCGAGATGCGCTCTGCGATCGAGTTGATGTCCTTGACCGTGGCGCCCGAGGCGGCGCCGATGCCGGACAACCCCTTCTTAATGTCGTCCTGGCCACTCACGTAGCTGGCGCCAAGGTAGACGGCAGCGGCGCCCGCAGCGGCGAACCCGCCCACCAGAAGCCGGGCGGCAGACGTATTCTCGACGATGGCGTTTTTGACCCTCGACAGGCCGTCCTGCACGCCGCCGTTCATTGACAGGGCCTGATAGACCTGTCCGCCCTGCTGAGCGAGGATCATGAACGGCGACTGCCCCATCGCGAGACCGCTCGCGATGTCGTTGAGCTGATAGCCTAGCTGCGTGAACTGCTGCCGCACCGCCCCAGCACTGGCGCCTGCGCTCTTCAGGCCGTCGCCGAGGCCGTCGCCGATTGCCTTGCCGGCAGCGCCGGTCTTACGCTCCACGTCTTTGGAAAAGGTGTCGAGATCGGCACCTGCCCGTTTCAGGCCGGCCTGATAATTCGACAGGTCAGCCTCAAGCTGGAAAATCAGGCGGTCGGGAGAAACTACGGTGACCATGCGGTTTGTGTCTCTCGCTCTGGCGGGCGCTTGCGTTGCGCTCTCTTTCAGCCCCGCGGCCGCGCAGGATGGCGCGCTCTCGGCACTCGGCCGCCGGGCGGCCCTGCTCAACATTGCCGACCAGCTGTGCGGCGGCTTCTACGAGGTGGACACGGCTGCGGCGGAGCGGCGCGCCTTCCGGCTCAGCACCGAGGGGGTGAAACGGTATGGCGCAGACCGATTCCGCTCCGCTCTAAGCGACGGCACCGCTGCGCTCTTGGCGGAGGTCCGCGACGGTGGCGCGGCGACGTGGTGCCCACGCTACCGTGACAGCCTCCGCCGGGCAGGTGTGTCGGACGTGATCGGCGGCCCGGCCCTCTAACGCCTACCGCTCCCACACCGGCGGTTCGTCGAGCCAGGACGCAATCTCCTGCGCCTCTCGCTCGTTGAGCGTCCCGCCGCCGCCATCGCCCCCGCCGTTGGCCTTGTTCCAGCCCTCGACGGCCGCCTTGTAGGCCCACAACGACATGCCCCGGATTACATCCGGGGCGATTCCCATCACGATGCCGGAGCCGATGAAGCCCGCGAAGTCGAGCCGGTCGTCTTCCGGCGCGGCTTCCTTTGCTCCGCGGGCTCGGGCTTTCCCGCCGGCTCCTCCCGGTCCTTGGCCTCGATGCCGAGCGCCTCGGACAGGATGAGCACGGCGAGGCCGACGTTCGGGAGCAGCGGGGCCTCATCGACGTAGCGCCGCACGAGCTTCAGCGCTTGGGGGGCCGGGATGCCACCGCCGATGAGGCCGAGCCGGATTGTTTCGCGCACGTCCGGCACCTTCCACGTGCCTTCCCATAGGCGGGAGAGCGTCGCGAGCGGACCGGAGGGATAGCCGACCGGCCGCCCCTCCGCGATCTTCTCGTCGTGCTCCTCCAGCTCCCCGATGCCGAGCCGGAAGGTGTAGGTGCCGTCGCCCCAATCGAGCGTGGTCTTCGCGTCGCGGGACATCAGGGGGTAACCGGCGCAGCCGCCGGGGTCCAAGCCCACTCGCCGTCGGACGACATGTCGACGTTGAGGGTCAGCTTCTCGCCGCGGTTGCCCGAGCCGTGGGTCAGCGTGGTCAGCCACGCGCGGCCCTGCCAGTAGCCGCCGCCCTGCGCCGCAGTGTCATTGAACTCGACGCGCACGAGGCGCGAGGTCTTGCCGAGGAAGAACGCGCGCCAGTCGGCATAGCTCTCCATGGCCATGACGCCCTGGCCGGACACCCGGGCGGAGCGGGAGCGGATATCGCGCTCGGTCCAGACGGCGCCGTCGGGGTCATCGCAGTCCGGCACTTCGGTCTCGCCCGAGGTCGAAGTCAGCTCGAGCGACTTCGAGAGGAAACCGCACGGCAATTCGAACGTCGGCGTGGCCGATTCCGGGGTGGTGTCGATGTAGACGCGGAAATCGCCGAACCGGCGCGTCCTGGGGCGGGCCATGGTGGTGCTCCATGCTGGTGAAGGGCTGCGGACGCGCGGTGCCGCAGGGGCTCGTCAGGCGGCGGTCGCCGCGACGATGGTGGCCTCGAACCGCACGATCCCGTGCCAAGAGCCGGGGCCCTCGACATCGGGGATGACGTTGGTGCGGCGGTGGTCGAGAGAGAGGAGGCTGCCGGCGGAGAGCGGCAGTTCGGCCTCGTCGAGCGCGGCGACGATCAGCGCGTCGAGGGTCTGAATCGCCTTGGTGCTAGGCTCGTCCTTCACGAAGGCGTGGACGGTCACGGCACACTCGCTGCCGACCCATCCGCTGGCCTCGAAGGGCGCGCTGTCGATCGGGTCGATGCGCAGGAAGGGCCACGCCTCCTCGGCGTCGACGTAGTCGCGCACCCGCCCCTCAACGATGGCGGACACCGCGGCGTCGGCCCGCAGCGCACGCATCACCGCCACCATGAGCGGGTCGGAGAAGTCCCGGCTGGCCATCAGAGACCGCGGACGCTCTTGATGGCGCGGAAGAACAGGTCGATCACTTCGGCCCGGGTCCGGTTCACCGCCGGCTGGAGGAACGGACGCGCCGCCATCCGCGACGTGCCGAACTCGAGGTGCGAGGCGTAGGGGGCGTTCACGTGCACCTCCGCCTGCAACTCGCCGGTCTTCACCGCCACGATGGAGCGGTCGAGTTGCCGGGTGTCGGCGTTCGGGGGCTCGCCCGGGCGGGATGGTATGTGTCCCTTGCCCGAGATGGAGCCCTTGGTGATCGAGAGCGCGGCTTCAGTCGCGATCATGTCGGCGCCGACAAGCACCGCTTGGCTGATGCGCGCACGGCCCTGCGCCGACAGGTCGTCGAGCTTCGCGGTCAGGCGCGGGGCGTTGATGACCTTACCCATCAGGCGACCGGGCTCCCGCGCACGATGAAATGGGTCGAGGCCGGGTCGGTGTCGCTCGTGGCGATCCGGAACCGGCCCTCGGGGATGGTGAACTCGTCCTCGGCCGTCGGCTTGCCGCCGAGTTCGTGCGCGAGGATCAGAAGCTTGATGTCCTTGGCCGGGATGCCGGCGGCGGCGCGGGCCTGCTCGCTCAGCGTCTCGCGCTGGTAGCGCATCGGCACCTCGGTCTTCGTCTTCGTGCGGCGCCCGTCTTCGTCCTCTCCAAGGGTGACGCGGTGCAAGGTGCCGGGCAGGTAGACGCCACCGAACGCGGCGCCGAAGATCGCGGCGAGGCCGCCGTCGAGGAGTCCCATCACACCACCAGCACCGGCGGGAAGTTGCGCCGGACCATTTCGAGGAAGCGCCGGCCGTAGCTGGTCTGGGCAAGGTTGGAGCCGCCGGCCGTGACCGAGAAGCCGTCGCCGCGGTCCAGCTCCAGTGAGCCGCTCTTCATGCGCTGGAATCCACTCGCGCCGGCCCGCGCCATCTCGGCCTCGGTGCCAGCGCCGTGCCCGTCCAGCGTCAGCACGTGGGCGGCGTAGAGCAGGATGGCGGGCTGAAAATCCGTCTCGGGCCAGGTGCGGTCCACCCGCCCCGAGGCTTCGGTGATCGCCATAATGATCGCCTCATCCGCCACGGCGGCGAAGGCGGGGAACCGCGCCTTGAGGTTCACCGCCGTGGGGATCTGGTAGGGCATGGCTCAGCCCTGCACCTTCTCGGCCTCGGACAGCAGGCGCTCGCGCGACCACCGGCCGTCGGCCTTCACGCCGCGCTCGCCCAGGAACGCGCGCAGCTCGTCGTCGGTGAGGCTGGCGATCTCGGGCTTCTCGCCGTCGTCGCCGTCGTCGTCGTCCGCCTCGGCCTCGGCGCCGAACTCGAACCAGCCCGACTTGCGGGCGCTCGCGAGTTCGGGCTTCGAGATCTCGACTTCAACGGTCTGACCCGGCTCGACGAGAACCGGGCCGGCCAGGGTGTTGAGGCCGCGGGGGCCCTGCTGGGTGTTCTTGACCTGCATGGCGCCCTCCTCAGATGCCGTCGACGTAGGACATGCCCTTGGGACGCCGGACCTCGACGCCGCCCACGTTCATGATCCCGGCCACCTCCCAGGTCATGGACGACTTCTGGAAGGCAGGCAGGAACTCGTGCGGGCCGGGCAGGTGGAATTGCAGCACGGTCCGGTCGTTGGCGTAGGCGACCATCCGCGCCGATCCCGCAGCGCCCGCGGTCTCCAGTTCGCGGCTGCCGATGATCTCCAGCGGCTGGCCGGTCTGCGCGGTGTAGGCGTTGTTCTCGCGGATGAACTTGAGGATCGTGTCGTTGGTGTCGCCGATCCGGGTGGAGGCGAGGTACTGTAGCCGGGTGGTCGGCAGCAGCAGACGGTTCGCGATCTCGGTCTCACCCGAGTTGTTCACGACTCCATTGATCGCGGCGTTGACGTCGCGATTGATCAGTTCGGGTGCCTTGTCCTTGAACTGCGTGGAGCCGCCGGTGCCGTCGGCTGGCACGGTGGTCGCCGGCACGTTCGGGTCGTTCACGAGGCCGGTCAGGCCCTTCTCGGCGTTGCCGCGGATGGCGATGCCGTAGAGGAACTGCTCGGACACGCGGATGGCGGAGGCCGCCTTCTCGCTCCCGAGGTTGCGATTCAGCTTCGCGGCGCGCTGAAGCTCCTGCAGCTGCCACTCGTAGCCGATGCCGGCGAAGTGGTTGGCGTGCACGAACTGGTTCCGCGCGACGTCGGCATACGGCATGTCGAAGCCGCCACCCGCGAGGAACTTTGCCTGGCCGGCGATGTCGCCGGAGTAGAAGACCGTGCCGACCTCCCACATGTCGCCGTCGGTGTTGACCGGCAGCAGCCGGGCATAGTCGAACGACGGGTAGCGGATCTGATAGACCTCGGTCTCGATCCGCAGGAGCTGCGGAGCGATGAAGCCGACCGCCTGCTGGGCGTCGGCGAAGTTGATCTCGGGCATGTGCCTGATCTCCTTAGCGGGCGACGCGCAGGCGAACGGGGGCGCCGCTCGACACAGTGTCGTCGAAGGTTGCGGGGATGCGGATGTTGCTGGTCGCCGTCTTCACGAGGGCGCCGGCCGGGGTGACGTAGACGGGATCGCCGTCGGCCACGGCCTCGCCCGCCACGACCCAGATCTCGCCCTCGTTCAGGAGGGCGGCCGAGACGTACTGCGGGACGATGTCGGCCGCGACGCCGCCGGGCAGGGGCTGGATGCCGTGATCGGCGATCACGATACCCATGAACCGGTCTGCGGCGGGGGTGGCGGTGACGCCGTTGTCGCCGGCACCGCGGAACGCGGCCTTGCCGAAGGCGATGCCGGCCGCGTCCTCGACGGTGCGCGACAGGCGGTTGCTGGTCTCACCGTTGGCGACCATGCCGGGGTAGCCCGGCGCCATCGACGCGGCGTAGGTGCTCTGAACGACAGCCATGTCGAATCCTCCTTAGGCCGCGGTCTGACGGTGGGCGCCTTCGAGGCGCGCGATGCGGTCGGCCTTGGCCTTGTCGCGCGCAGCCAGGAGGCTGTTCGCGTCGTTGGCCTGGAGGCCGCCGGCGATGGTGGCGGCGAGGGGGTCGCCGGGGCGGGCGTCGGCCACGAAGGCGGCGAAGGCGCCCTCGACCGCCGCGTCGCTGAGAGCGGTCGCGGCGTCACCGAGCTTCACGGCCACGGCGGCGCGGCGAATCTCGGCGTCGGACTTGCCGTCGACCGTGATCTTGCCCGCGCCCGCGATCTTCTCGGCGTCGCCGATGACCTTGGCCCGGGCCGCCACGGCGGCGGATAGCTTCGCGGGCGTCATCTCGGCGTCGGCGAGCTTCTGCTTCAGGGCAGCGATCTCGCCGTCCTTGGTCTCGGACGCGGCGCGTAGGGCGTTCACGTCGGTGGTGAGCTTCAGGTTGTCGGCGGTCAGCGTGCCGACGCGGTTCTGGAGGCCGGTCACGGCAATGATCGCCGCGTCGGACATCTCGACGGAATGACCGTCGACGGTGTGCATTTTCATCGGGACGGTATCCCTTTGGATGGTGGAGAGCGCCCGCATGGTGCGCACATCGGAGGGGCGCTGGTCCCCGATGCGGCAGTCCGGCCCGGCCCGTCCGCGATCGACGATCGCGACGTGGTCGACGGTGATCTTGATCTGGCGGGCGTCGTAGGCCTCGCCGGTGGGGCTGGTCCCGGGGGTCCAGTCGAGATCGCACTGGTAGCCGACGCTCAGTTCGCGCTTGCCGCCCTTGACCGCGTCGATGGCGGCCTGATCGGCGACGAGCATGGGGATCTTCACGAACTCGCCGTCGCGCAGCACCTCGTCGCCGGTGTGCCCGCGGGCGACGTCCTTCCACGTGCGCGAGGTGACGGGCTCGGACGGATGGTCGAGGGTGACCGCCTTGTGGCCGAAGGTCTTGAGCGAGTCCTTGTGAAAGATCTCGTCCGCGTCCCGGTAGACCCGCACCACCGCCATGTCGGGGCGGCCGACCTCGGCGCCGAGATAGTCCTGCACGTTGCCGCCGCGCGCTGCTCGGGCGTGGACGACGAGCGAGCCGTTGCGGGTCTCGCGCATGCTGGAGACCTCGGCCGCTTGGCCGAGTTCGATCGTGTCGAAGAAGCGCATGGAGCTGCCCTATGCTCGGGTCAGCGGTTCACCGCGTAGACGGCGACCGGGATGGAGTAGGAGGCGGCGACCGCCAGCGCGGGCACGGCAAGGATCACGCGCAGGGTATTGGCCGCGGTTGGGAAGGCATGGTGAACGGCATAACCTTGCAGGGCAGCCGCGCCGGCCGTCGGAATGACGATCAGGAGATCCGTCGTCAGTGCACCGGGGCAGGACACGCCGTCTCGAGTGCGGATGCCGGCGCTGAGCGCGACGAGAATGGTGTCGCTGACCGTCGCGTTGCAGACGAAGACGAGGCCTTTGCCGGCGACGCCTTGCGGGCCGGTGGCGCCCGTGTCGCCCTTCAGCCCTTGGATGCCCTGTTGGCCTTGCGCGCCGGTCGCGCCTTTTTCGCCGGCGGCGCCCGCCGGGCCTTGGGCTCCTGCGGGTCCAGCGGGGCCTGCAGGTCCAGTGCTGCCCGGTGCGCCTGCGGGGCCGGTGGGTCCAGCAGGGCCAGTTGCACCAGCAGCGCCGACATCGCCTTTCGGACCTTGGGGGCCGGTCGCGCCGGTTGCTCCGACATCGCCCTTGTCTCCCTTCAGTCCTTGCGGGCCGGCCGCACCGGCAGCACCTGCCGGTCCTGCATCACCTTGAGCGCCCTGGAGACCGCGGGGGCCGACCGCTCCAGGGCTTCCCGGTAAGCCTTGCTCACCTCGCTCGCCGCGCGCGCCCTGCGCACCCGGGGCGCCGGCAGCACCAGCCACACCCTGCGGACCCCGCGGCCCCATGCCCGAAGGCACCTGCGGGCCGGCATCGACCTGGGCGATCGCTGCCGGCGCGCCGACGAGGGCCAGCACCAAGAGGAGGAGGCGCACGACACTCATCCGCAGAAGGCCTGGAACGGCGTGCCGGCCGGCCCGTAGACGGTGACCGCGCTGGTGGTGGGCGGGAAGCGATAGACGCCTGGGCCCGTCGCGGCGGAAGCGCGTGCCACCACCTCCATCGCCGCGTTCGAGCGGGTCGTCCCGGTCGCCCCGGTCACGTCGAGCCAGAGCGAACCGCTGCCGACCGCGCCCTGGTGCTGGATGGTGCCGCCTGCTCGGGCCGACGCGCAGAGCACCTGATAGGTGTTCGTGGCGTCGATGGTGTTGTCGATGACGGGCGCCCAGGTCGGGACGAAGGGGGTGCTCGGCAGCGGGTTCGCCGCCGACACGGGCGCATCGTTCACCTCGGGCACCACGCCCTGCGAGACGGTGTTGCCCTCGCTGTTGCGGTACTGGCGGCCGAAGGCTTCGTAGCCCATGGCCAGCACGATCCAGACGACGAGCGCTGCGATAAACAGAGGCATGGGCGTCACTCGCTCAGATCGAGGTAGGCCTGTGCTCGGCACCCGCAGTTCGGCTGCGTCCCCGGGTGTCCGTCGTGCGGCGGGCTATCCCACCGGAAGATCTTGCCCTCGCGGGCGAGGTGCTCGGGGCGGAAGTGGACCTTGCCGCTGTGCCGCCACTTGTAGGAGCCGAGCCCGGCTTCCTGGGCGCGAAGTTCGTCGAGTTTGGCCGCGATCTTCGACGTCTGGTCCCGAGCGATGAAGTCGGCACGACCGCGAGCGATTCCGACGCGGATCGCGATCTGCTTGGCCAGTTCGTCCCGTGGCGTCTGGTTCGCGTAGGCCGCCCAGGTCAGGCTCTCGACCTCCTTCCGCAGGTCGTCGGTGAGCCCCTGGATCAACGAAGCAGCCCAACGCGAGGCGGCCGCAACCTGATCCTCGGCGTCCGGCGCATGCAGGTAGGCGACGACGTCAGCGCCAGTGCCAGCCTTCACGTTCGCGGCGAACTTCGGCCGGTGCCACTCCTCGACCCGCGCGGCCCAACGGCGGGTGGTGGCGCTGATCCCGACGACCAGTCGGCGCACCGTGTTACCGATCGCGGCCAGCGCGTCGCTAATGCCGCTTGCCGCGTCGTCTTGCGTGATCGCCGGCCGGGGCGTGTAGGCCGGCAGCAGCACGTTGCGCACCTCGGCCTCGATCAGGGCAACAACGTCACGCGCGGGGGAGGCCAGCAGCGCCGCGAGCGCCGCGGTTGGTTCGATGGGCCGGAAGGTGATGCCCTTGCGGCGGATGCCCCTGGCGCGGGCCAGGGCGCGGAGGTCGTAGCGCACTCAGGCGGTGATGCGCTTGACCGCCCACATGACGGCCTCCTCGATGCGCTGCCGGGCGATATCGAGTTCACGGTCGAACAGCGGCGGCAGAGCCCCGGTCTCTTGCGCCGCCTTGGCGTGCTGCACAGCGTCCAGCAACGACAGGAACTCGGCGCCCTTGTCCTTCACCGCCACCATCTGCGCCTTCTCGGCGTCGGAGAGGACACGGTAGGCGTGGCGCACGGCGTTGTTCGCGGTGCGGGCGTCGCTGGCGCTATCGACGTGCTCGGTCATGCTCGGCTCCTCACTCGGCGGCAGGCAGCTTCGCCCGCCAGTCCTCGTCCACCTCGGCGAAGATCTCGGGCCCGAACACGAGCGGCCCGTTGTAGGCCTGCACGGTGCTCAAATCGACGGCGCCGCGGTCCCACGTGATGGTGACGTGGGGCTGATAGTCGGGATGGTCCCAGGTCGCGCCGGCCTCGCCGATCTCGCGGTGACGCCATTGCAGGTCGGACGAGGCGAACAGCAGCACGACGGCGTCGCCGAACTGCTCAATGAGGCGGGGCCCGCCCGCATCGACCTTCAGCTCCTCGCCCTGCCAAGTCGGCGCGACCTTCATCCAGTCGATCGGCGCCTTCGAGTAGGCGATCGTGACATGCAGTTCGCCCGCCGGCATCAGGTTGGTGAAACCCTGATCCTTGGCCCATGCGAGCACATCGTCAGCGTTCTTCAGCTTGCGGCTGACGTAGAGGGTGCGCGGCGCGGCGTCGGTGGTGGCCTGCCGGCGGAACGGGACCACATTGCCGCGGGCGTCAGGATCGGCGGGAAGCCCGTCGGGCCCCAGGTCATCGGCCGACGGCTCCGAGCCCGTCAGCGGCCCGCTGTGCGCATCGTAGGCCTTGTCGATTCCCGGGAAGAGGTCGGTGTTTGTCAGCCAGCCCTTCACGCCCTCGGCTGCGACCTCGTCGGGCACCGCGGCGGCGTTGAGGAGGATCTGCACCGTCTCGGCCTTGGTCTTCCCGACCTCGGCCTTTTCCTTCTCGGACGGTTGGTAGAGCGGGTTCCACGAGTACCAGACGCCCGCCGGCTCATCGCCGAGGGCGTGGCGCAGGAGCATCCGGTCGAGGCGGCGGATCGCCGGGGTAAGCTCGACCCGCTGCTTGGCGCCGACGTGGTCGTAGTAGTTCCGGGTGTCGGAATCGCCTGTGGCGTTGAGGCCTGCCGGCGCCTGGCCGAGCATGCGCGTGACCGGGATGTCGGCCGCGCCCGAGGCGATCTGCAGGAACAGCCGGGCCACGTCGGGCAGCGAGGCGAACGACAGCTGCTTTTGCTGATAGGTCTCGCCCTCGGGGCTCTTCCCGTCGCCTTCCAGCACGAGCATGCCGAACATGCTCTTCATCTGGCTGGCGTAGGCGAAGCGGTCGGTGAGCTTCTTGGTGTTCTCCTCGGTGCTGAGCCAGGTCGAGAGCCCCGGCACCGAGATGATGTCCTGCTTCGCCTCGGGCAGCATGGCGGCGATGTGCTGGGCCGCGCTCGACGCTTGGTCTACCGCGTCGAGGATGGCCTGCAGGATGCTGTCGGACCAGCAATCCGACTGCGCGGTCGAGTGCTCGGGCCGTGGGGCACCGAGAAAGCGGACGACGCGCGAGGGGTGGATCCGCTGCGACCCGGTGGCGCCGCGGACCTCGTAGTAGGTGGGCTCGCCGAAGTAGGGCGACAGCGGGCTGAGTTCGATCTGGCCGGCGGTGATCTCGTGCCGGGAGAGGACGTGCAGATAGGCGATGTCGCCCTTGCCGAGCCGCTCGATCACAAGCTCGTCGGTCGGCAGGCCGCGCCGGGTGCCGACGAGGATGGCGCCGCCGCCGTAGAGCCGCCCGCGGATCATCGCGGCGAGGAGCTTGGTCTGGTAGCCCAGCGCCGTCTCGGCCGCCTCGATCGCCCCGACCTGCTGCTCGTCGGCCTGCCAGGACCGCCACTCGCGCAGCATGTCGAACGGCACGATGTCGATGGCCTTCCGGGCAATCCAGTTGTCCCGGTAGGCCGCGTCCAGCTCCACCCGGTCGCGCACGACATGGATGTGCCGGACGTTCGCGCCCTTGTCCTTGGCCAGCCCGAGGCCGGTGACGAAGCTGGCGAGGCGGTCGGTCAGCCACATGGCTTAGGCGACCGCCAGCATGCCGTAGGTGGGCTTGGCCACCTCGTGGAAGGCTCGGGACATGGCGTCGACCTGGTCCTTGAAAGCCCCGTTCGGGAAATTCGACACCTCGTCGAGGAAGGCGTCGTTCCAGGGGCCCTGCACGAGGAGGATGTTGCCCGCCTCCGCCTGGGCGGAGACCGGTTCGGCCCGAGTGACCTTGTCGCCCGTCTCCGGCGTGGCGCGGGCGTTGAAGCCCTTGAGCTGCCGGATCAGGTATTGCGCCTGCGCCTTGCCGGCCTGCCCCGGATCCTGCGGGAGCGAGATGCGGCAGGCAGCGCCGTCCTGCTGCGCGGTGTTCACGATCAGGTTCTCGACCCCGCTGGGCGACAGTCGCTCGCGCCGCACGTCGGCGATGTAGAAGCGCCCATCCGGGGCCCGGCCCATCTTCACGCCCGCGGTGTAGGCCGGCTCCTTGCCGGGCTTCTCCTCGGTCGCCGCCAAGTCCCAAGCCCGGATCCACGTGCACCCGGCCGGGGCCGCGCCCACCACGCTGAACCACGACCGCTTGAACAACCCGCCCTCGCGCGGGGCCGGCCGCTGCTGGAACTGCCCGGCCACCGCGTAGGAGCCGAGGGGGATCTTGTCGCGCTCGACCACCGCACGGGGGAAGCGCTCGGGAAAGAGCAGGTCGCCATCGGCCTGCCGCGGATCCTCAAACCCGATGGAGGTCCGGCACCGACGCTCCGGCTCGAACTCCATCGGCAGCATCAGGTGCTCGTAGCCGAGCCCGAGCTTCATGATCTGGCCCGAAACATCGTTCTCGTGGAGGCGCTGCATCACCACCACGATGGCGCTGCGCACCGGGTCGTTGAGGCGGGTCGGCACCGATTCCCGGAAGATGCGGGTCGTCTTGCCCCGCTCGGTCTCGCTCTCGGCCGTCTCGGTCGAGTGCGGATCGTCGATGATGACCCGATCGCCGCGGCCGGCGGTGAGGCCGGCGAAGGCCACGCCCTCGCGATTGCCCGTGCGGGTGTTGGCGAAGCTGATCTCGCCGGCGCGGGCCAGCGCAATCTCGGGCCACAGCGCCCGGTACCACTCGCTCGACACGAGGTCGCGCATGCGGCGGGAATCGCGCTTGACGAAGTCCTCCTTGTACGAGGTCGTCAGGTAGCGCATCCCGGCCATTCCCCGCGGCCCCCACTCCCAGGCGGGCCAGAGCACTGACACGATCAGCGACTTCATCGTGCCGGGCGGGACGTTGATCAGCAGCCGGGTCAGCCGGCCGTCGGTGATGGCCTCAAGGTGCGCGCAGATGGCGTCGATGTGCCAGCCGTGCAGGTAGGCCGCCGAGGGTTCGAGGACGTGCCAAGCCTCGCGGACGAAGCCGGAGAGGCGCTGGCACCGGGACCGGATGCGCTCGGCGTCGTGGGCCAGCGCGATCCGCTCCGCCTCAGCCCGCCGCCGAGCCTTCTCCGCCCGGATCGCCTTCATCATCGCCGCCGGATCCGGCAAGCGGACCGAAGACAGATTCGAGCGTGGCGAGCTGATCATTCGACAACCTGCTCAGATCCGCCACGGCGATCGGGCCGCCGTCTCGGCCGGTGTGCGCGACCGATGCGAGCCGCGGGTGAACGTAGGGGGCCGCGTCCTTGGCCATGCTGCTGGCCCGCTCGACCATGTCGAGGTCGACCGCCCCGCCTTCGTGTGCCTTCGCCCAAAGAGTGCGGGCCGCGCCCAGCATGATTTCGAGGGGCATCGCACCGCCGGCCTCAATCGCCTGCATGCGCTCTGTCGTGCGTCTGTTGGGGGTGCCCTTCTGGCGGCCGCCACGCCGCTCGCCCGGGCGAGAACCGCCGCGAGCCATGGCTACTTCCCGCTACTGTAGTGGTTTCGGAATCCGGTAGGACTCGGGGTCAGGCGGTCCCGATCGGGTTGGCCTGACGCCTTGGGTCCGCGCTGCCCGTTCTCGACCCAATGCTGGGGAGTCCTGAGGGGCGGTCGTCCGGCCCGCATAGATTCAGAACCGATTCGGCGAGTCAAGCGGGGGTTGTGGATCACAGCCGCTCTACCTGCTTCACCTCGAGTTCGACGGGGGTCGCCCGCCCGAAAATCGACACGGCCACCTTTAGCCGGCCGGTCTCCTCGTCGATCGCCTCGACGACGCCGTTGAACGAGGCGAAGGCGCCGTCAGCCACGCGGATGGTCTCACCCAGCGCGATGTCGCCGAAGTCGTGCAGCGGCTGCGCCTCGATCAGGGTCTCAGCAAAGCGCTTCAGCTCCTGCTCCGGCACAACAGCGGGCACCAGCACGGGACGCCCATCCGCATCGTGGCCCTCTGTGCGCTCGACCCGATCGACCAACCAAGGGAACTCCTCGACTAAGCCGCCCTCGACACGATCGCCGACCTGCACGTCGTCATAGCGGCGCCGCAGAGCCTCCTCCCGCTGCGTTTCGTCGAGGTGTCCGTAGCGCTGCCCCGGCACACGCTCGCCGAGCCAGGGGAAGGCAGCCTGCAGCTTGGCGAGGTGCTCGCGGCTGTCTACGCCGATGAACACGGTGCGGGCGACGAGCGGCACCTTCACCTTGCGCACCCGGCCCGATGGCAGGACCTGCTCGACCTCGTCCTGGGCGCGGAAATGCGGGATCGCGGCCTTGCGGAGCTTCTCGCAAAGCTCGTTCATCCGGCCGACTGAGGCGTCCGCCATCGCCCAGACCTTGCCGTCGACGAGATCATGCTCGGCGCGTCGGGCGGCAATGCGCGCCTCCTCACGCTCCCGCTGTTCCCGAGCATGCCGCTCGACTGGCGTTTCGTGCCGCACCTTCCGAGCCGCCCTCTCGTCGCGAGCGGCATCCTGCTCACGCCGGATCTCGCCACGGCGCATGAAGGCCTTGTGATCGGCTTCAGCCTGCAGCTTCAGCCACTTGCGCTTCCGCTGGCTGATCCGGCTCATCCAAACCTCCTGACGTCCTTGGTGACGAGATGGGCGAAGCGCTCGGACACGGACCCTTGCCCCCAGACGCGGGGCAGGTGCTGGTCGCACCACGATCCGTGAAGGTTCGAGCGGCTGATGCGGGTGGGCCGGCCGCAGAACCGGTGCTGGTCGCGGGGCGCGTCGTCGGCGGTGCAGGCGAAACGGCATTGGCCGAATCGGAGGTCGGTCAGAGGCCAGGTGCCGTCGGGGTGCTCGATAATTTTCGGGCCCACGATCGTGGCCGGAAAAATTAGCGTGGGGTCGGCGGCGAGGAGTGTCGGGCTGGGCTCGACAGGGGTGATGGGCAGGTGCTCAACCCGCACCTCCGGCACCACCTCAACCGGCTGATCTTGTTCCGATATCGGCATACCGATAGCGGCTTCAGCACCACCCTGGCCCGCGGCCTCGGGCTGCATCGCTGCGTTCCGCGCAGCTTCCTGCCGCCGCCGCTCGGCGAGCAGCTTCTGGCCCTGACGGACGGCCTCGGCGGGCGTGAGGGGGCGGGTCTGGCGTGCGCTCATCGGCCGATCGCTCCGCGGAAAACACCCTCGGCGAACCCGAGCAGGTTGGCACCGCATAGGCCGACGAAGACCCAGACCATCAGCGAGCCGGCAGACGGATCTAGCCATCGGGCAAAGGCATCGAAGAGGCAGCCGAGGACGCACTGCACGAGGATCTTCCAGCCGAAGGCCATCACGCGGCCTCGCCGATCAGCAGCCGCGGCGGCACCTTGCAGCCGGGCTGACCGGGCGGAGGGCCGAACACGGATTCGTCCCAGTTCCGCGGGTTCTCCCGGTGCCGAGCGATCCACGCCCGGATCGAATTCTCGGGCCACAGGCCATGGCTGCCGAGATCGACCGTCGCGCCCTCGATGATGGGCGTCGGCGTCGGGGCAAGCCCCTCGGCGGTGCGGGTCGAGCGCTGGGCCTGGATCCGCTGCGCCACCGTGTCGGCGAGCAGCGTCCACGTCCGGATCGGCACCCGGCGATTCGCGGTAAGGTCGAGGATGGCCGGGACGATCTCGCGCTCGAGGTCGAGCCCGTCGCGCTCCAGCATCACCATCGGGCCGACGGCGAAGTCCTGCACCCAGCCCGAAGGCAGCACCTCGCGGCAGCGACGCTCGACCCGGTCGTAGTTCTCCCGGCTGTTCCAGGCCGGCCGATCCGAAGCGGCGGCGCTCGCCCCCGGTACAGGTTCACAGGCGGTCGCCGGTATATCTCTATCTGGAGTCTTGTCTTGTCTTGTCTTGTCTATGGGTGAACGTAACGACTCTCGTGACGTGGCGCCGACGACGACGTTACGGTCCTCGTGACGTACCTCGTTACGACCTTCGTTACGTTCGACGTTACGTGCCTCGTTACGTTCCACGTTACGTGAGGCCGTTTCGTTGACACCATTGGGTTTTTTGCCCCCGGAAGGCGGGTTCGTGTCGCCGCCATCCTTGGAAAGTCGCGCTTTGGTCGCCGCTGCTGTCCTCTCGCGGCGCAAATCCTTGTGCTTTGCAGCACGCAGCACATCTTCGCAGAGAACTCGGTGGTACAGTCGATTATCCGAGCACAGGACGAACCCGCGCAGGGCCATCTCGCGCACCTTCTTCCACCGCGATCCGGCCCCGGAAAACGCTGCCAAGAGCCGCTCATCGTTCGGCAGCGAGCCAGCCGGCGACTGCTGCCAAGCCCGGCCCCAGAGCGCCAGCGCGGCCTTGAACTCCTCGCCCGTCGAGAGCGCCCAGAGTTCGCTCGCGAACAGGCGCTCCACGTTCAACATGAAGCCGGTCAGTCCGGTGATGTCGGTGTCGGCCGGGATCAGCGGCGCAGGCAGATCGGTTTGGGCGGTCATTGCGGCCCCCTGGCGGATTGAGCGATGGTGGAGGCGGACACGTCGCACCACAGGTTCAGCGTGGTGGTGGGTCCAGAGCGGTTCTTCCCGAGGATCACCTCGAGGTCGTGCTGCTGCTCGAACAGCTGATTGGAGAGCTTGTCCTTGCTCTCGGCGTCCTTGGCCGCGTCCAGCTTGCCCTTGAGGTAGTAGGCCTCGCGATAGAGGAAGAGGACGGTGTCGGCGTCCTGCTCCAGCTCGCCGGAATCGCGAAGGTCGGCGAGCGTCGGGCGCTTGCTCTCGCGCTGCTGGTTCTCGGTCTGGCGGGAGAGCTGCGTGAGGAGGACGATGCAGATGTCCTCGCGCTTGGCGAGTTGCTTCAGCTGACCAGTGATCTCGCCGATCTCAAGGACGCGCTGGCCCTTGTAGCGGTCCGAGACCTTGATGAACTTCAGGTAGTCGATGAACACGGTCCCGAGGCTGACGCCGCGGGCCGCCATCCGCTTCTTCTCGGCCTTCACGGCGAGGACGATCTGCGCGACCGTAATGCCGTCCCGGCAATCGACCTTGAGGTTGAGGCGACCGAGACGCTTGCGCGCGTCCTGCAGGCGCCACTTCTCTTCCTCGTCGACCCGGCCGGCCATGATCTGGCCGAAGGTCATCGGGCGGTTGTGGATGTAGGAGAGGTCCGCGAGATACCGGGCGATCTGCTGGTCCTTGGTCACCTCCAGTTGGAAGACCATCGCGCCGTCGTGGCGTGCCGCGTAGCGGCTCAGCGAGGTCATCGCGACCGTCTTGCCCATGCCGGGCCGGGCGGCGAGCAGCCAGAGCTGTCCGCGCTGGAATCCGCCGTTGGTGGATCGGTCGAGGTCGGCGATGCCGGAGGAGACGGCCGAGCCCTTGATGTCGCCGGCCTGGATCTGCTCGATGCGGTCGAGCATCCAATCGGCGCCGGCGCCCGCATCGAAGCTGGTCGCGCCGTCGTCTTGCTCCGGCAGGCGGGCGTCGAGCAGGTCGGCCTCGACCGCCTCAATCAGCGCGGTGCCGACCATGCCGCTCTCATCGATCGGGTCGTGACGCGCGCGCGCGGCCAACTCCTCGCCGATCGCGACGAGGCGACGCCGCTGGGCGAAGTCGATGATGATCGACGCGTAGCCCGGCACGCTCGCGCTGACGGCGGCAGAGGTGCCGAGATGGGCGAGGTAGGCCATCGCCGGCTGCCCGCCGATTTCAGCCTTCGGCAGGTAGCCTTTCACGGCCGGCGCGCTCGGGATGGCGCCGGCGGCCGCGAGGCGCACGATGACGCTGAAGATCTCCTGATGGTCGGCGAAGAAGAAGTGCTCGGGCTCAAGCCGCGCCGCGACCTTCTCCAGAGCACCCGGCCACACCATCAGAGCGCCGAGCAACGCCTGCTCGACCTCGGCGTTGTGCGGCGGCGCCTCGGCCTCCGGCTTCTGATCTTGGCGGAACGGGACGACTGCGGTGCTCATCCGAGGATCTCCCGGCGCTCAGCGTCGGACAGGCCCCACACCCGCATGAAGGTGTCGAAGGCGCGCACCGCCTCGATCATGTTCGGAAGGACCGGATTCGCCTGGGCGCGTTCGAGCGCGGCGACGTAGCCCTGGAATGCCACTTCAGCGCGGGCTTGGGCGTCGTCCTTGGCAGCGCGATAGGCCTGAAGGTCAGTCACCGACATGGCGGTCACTCCGCAGCAGCGAGCGGCAGAGCCGCGTCGAACTTGCCGGCCTCGTTGCCCCAGGCGTCCCAGCCAGGGCGGGAGGCGCGAGAGAAAAGGTCGAGGCGGTTGCAGGTCCTCGGAACGAGCCGCTCTGCGATCTCGTAGGCCTGCTCAGGCTTCCGGCTGTGCTCGCGCGCGCCGCCGCGGATGATGTTCGGAATGCTGCGACCGTCGAAGACGGGCTTGCCGATGGTGCCGATGAGGAACGGTTCGGCCACCGAACGCATGATGTAGCCGGTTCCCCAGCGAACCTTGTCCCAGGTTCCGAAGGTCCGGTACTTGAAGCCCCAGGCCGTCATGACGCGGAAAGCGACATCGAGCTTCGGCGCGGTCGCCCAGAGCCAGAGCACGGCGTCACCGCGGGCGAGCTGGCCGACAGGCAGGTCGCACACGTCCTGATCGGACATGCACGCGTACTGAGCCATGGCCGATTTCTTCATGCCCTTCTCGGACCACAGGTCGTAGGACCAGGGCGGATCGGCCATGATCAGGCCGTAGGAGAGGGGGCGCACGGTGCCGAAGGGCCAGTTCATGCTGCGCGCTCCCGCCATGCCCGCGCTTCGGCGACCGTCGCGGCGACGATCTCCTCGGCGGTGAACACGATGCGGCCCTCACCGCGGCACTCGTTGCAGCCAGCGCGAGCGCGGCGCATCCGGCGCGGATTGATGAACGAGCGCGGCGGACCATCGGGGAAGCAGGTCGAGCACCAGCGCCCGTTGCCGACGAGGAAGGTGTTGAAGAGCGGGGCGACGGTCATGCCGCCCTCCGCGCGCGCTGCGCCATCGGCGTGATCGTGAACCCGCGCTCCAGGCGCGGCGCCATCTCGGTCCCGTCGATGTGAAAGCTGCGCTCGCACGCGCCGATGCGATCGGCGGCGGTCAGGGCGCCCTGGTAGGTGCCGCGGTAGATTTCGCGGCCGGCGTTGCAGAGGCGCCAGATCATGCCGCCCTCGCAGGCACGTGGGCCATCTGCTCGGCGCGAGCGATGATGTCGGCGCGCATATCCGCCGGCAGCGTCTGGAGTGCGGCAAGCGCGCCCGGCACGGCATCGGGGTTGTGCATCGCGTTCCAGACGACAGGCACGACGTGTTCGGCTGCGGTCGGAAGCACGGCCCAGATGTCGCGCAGGTCGCGGACCTGCAGGCTACGCGGGCGGCCAGACGCGAAGGCGCGGTGATCGGCGAAGGAGGCGCTCATGCAGCCCTCCCGCCGAGGGCGCCGAGCATGAAGCGCTGAGCGTGCTGTGGGCACTTCTGATGAACCGCGCAGGCCCAAAGCCCGAGGGCGTCGGCCGCGTTATCGTCCTTCGGCGACCAGCCTTGCCGCTGGGCGGCGGCGATCATGGCAGACTTGTCGGCCCGGCCGTTGCCGGCGAAGAACTTCTTGACGCTCTGAAGGTGGTGCTCGGCGCAGCGGACATCGCGCAGCCGGCAGACGAACTCGGTGTGCCACGCGAGCCCCATGAGCTTGCGGGCCGTCGCGGCCTGGGTGGTGCCGGCGAGGATCGGCGCCTCGAACACGACCAGCCCCGGACCCTCCAGGGTGATCATGTCGAGGAGCCATTCGTTGAACGCCTCGGCGAAGCGGCCGATGTCCTCGCCCGTCGACGGCAGCACCTTGGTGCCGTAGCTCGGCTCGCCGTCGGGACGGCCGCAGGCCCAACCAACCTTGGTCGCAAGGTCCAGGGCAAGGATCTTCGGCAGCGCCATGGCTCAGTGCACCGCGTCGAGCGACTTGATGCCCTTGGCGATCTTCTTGCCGTTCTCGGCCGCCTGATCGTCCTGCGCCTGCTTCTCCGCCTGCTCGGCGCGGCGCTTCTCCTCGTCACCTTCCTCGAACAGGTCGGGCGAGGGGTTGAGTTCGAGCTTCGCACGGTAATCGTCGAGCGAGCGGAGGAAGTCGTCGCGCTTCGTCTCCTCCATGCGCTTCAGCGACATGACGAGCTTGAAGGCCTTCCGGTTGATGCCGTGCGTTTCCTCGGCGTCCTTGACGGCGGAGCCGAGTTCGCCCCGGGCGCTATCCATGTCGGACCGCATCTCGTCGCACTTGTTGATCAGGGCCTTCAGGACATCGGCGCGGATGCCGTCCTTCTTCGCAGCGGCTTTCAGCTTCTCGGCCATGCGGCCCTCCATGATGCGCGGGGACGCCCCGCGTCGGCGGGAGCGTCAGCTCCGGGAATCGATGGGCTCGATCGGCGTGGCGCTCTCGACCTCGGCGGCCTTGCGCACGAGCTGCTCGCCGAGGTGGCGCGCGGCGTAGGCGGGCACGGTGATCGAGGCGGCGCCGATGCCGTCGGTGATGCAGAGGGTGATGAGGTCGTCGCAGTCGGCGATGACCGCGGTCGCGGCGCCCGTGCGCAGGCCGGCGCCCATGAGATTGACGGAATCGCTCACGGCCGGCGCTCCTCAGCGTCCGAGCGCGGATCCTCGTCGCGGTCCCACAGGCGCGGCTCCCACTCGCGGGCGCGATCACCGCACCAGCGGGCGCCCGAGAGGACGATGCGGCCGCACCACACTACGGCGGCGCCTATCTCGACGATGAGTTGTCCGACGGCCTGAAGCGCGACCTCCGCGCAGACGAGAAGCGTGCGCATCAGAGCCGGCCCTCGCGAAGATCGTTGATCTGCCGAAGCAGCGCGTCGGCCTTCGCCTCCAGCCGCTCCTGGCGTTGCTGCCGGGCGACGTCGGCGAACCACGCGCCGGACTCCTCCGGATGGACCGCGCAGAGGAACGACGCGCCGTAGCGGCGCACGAGCGCGTCGTAGGCCGAGCCGCTGGGCGCGTTGCCCTGCTCGAGCCACTTCCGAACCGTCGCCGCGGGCACGCCGGTCTCCGCCTCGACGCTCTGCGGGGTCTTCAGCGGATGCCGATCACGCAGGAACGCCGAGATGCGTTCCGCTAATGTTCGGGCATCAACCTGCCCAACCTTGGCGCAGTTCTGTCCAGTCTTTCCCATCGTCTTCCCCGATGCTTTGCGCATCGGGGAGGACTCAGTGAAACCGGCGAGAGCAAAGGAGGAGGCAGGCGACATCTCAGCGGGGCCCGGTCAGGTGGAACGGGTACGCAGCACACAGGACAGCGCGCCCGCCGCGGGCTTGGCGGCAGGGGCGGACGCGCGAGAGACGAAAACGGAGAAGCCCGATGCAGCGCGCCGGGCTCGTCAGATGATCGGAAGGCTGATCGGCCTGCACGGTGGCCGGGTGCAGCGGGGCTGAGCCGGTCATCGGCTGCTCCACGGCATCGGCGGGAGATCGATCAGCGCAATGGCCAACGAGCCGACGGCGTACAGCAGCATCGGCAGCAGCAGGGCGAGCACCGGCAGATCGAGGATGGTCGAGCGGCGCCGGGTCACAGCGCGCCCTGCATTGCAGGGGCGCTATCCGCGGTCGCTGGCGCCTGAGGATCACCGAGAAAGTCGTTGGGGGTAACTTGCCCGCCGGTCTCGGCGCAGATGCGCTCGAGCACATCCCACTCTGGCCGGCGATCGCCGGACATATAGCGCCAGAGGGTCTGACGGGTGACGCCGAGCCGCTCCGCGAAGGCGGATGGCTTGATCTCGGACCGGGAAAGGTAATCGGCCAGCTTCATGCCACAAGCATGTCACCAACTTGGAAACAGCGCAAGTGGGTGTTACCAATCTGGTGCGTGGCCACGTTGCCGAAGAGGCGACATGGTTGCGGGCGTGGATGGGAAGTACCCGAATGGCCTGCAGGAGGCCCTAGAGAACGCTGACATCAGCGCGTCCGAACTCGCGCGACGAGTCGGCACGTCTCGACAGAATATTTCGCGTTGGGCGGCCGGCAGTCGGGAGCTTTTGCCTGCTATGGCAGAGCAAATTGCGCCGCACCTAAACACAACTTCAGCTGCGTTGCTGCTTCTCAAATCGACGGAGGTTTTCCGCGTGCCGTTGGGAGGAAGGATCGTCGGAGGGGGCGCTATCGACGTCTCCACAGCGCAGCATGATCCAGGACTCGAATACGAGATTGAGCTAGCAGTACGGGTGCCCGACGCGACTGTTGCATATCAAGTCGTCGGCGAGTCGATGATGCCAGTCTATCGCCCCGACACTGTCATCATTTGCCGCGCTCACACCCAGAATATTGAGCCTTTGGTCGGGAAAGAACTGGCAGTTGCCACAGTTGAGCATGGGCGGATGCTGAAGACCGTCCATCGTGGGTCCAAGCCGGGCCATTACGACCTCGAGAGCTTCAACGCCTCTACGATGCGAGACGTGCGTCTAGAATGGGTTGCTCGTATCGCCGCCATCATCCCCGCGGACGAATGGAGGATCATCGAGCGACGGGCGCAGGTGAGAGAAGTCCTCAAAAAGCCATCCCAGAGAGGGCGCGGCAGACAGTAGGATCCTAAGTGAGCCCCGAGCAGGAGCAGCGGGTCCTTGAACGGCTCGCATTCGTCGTCGAGTCGCGAAAAACCTTTGATGCGAAGCCGCACTGGGATCGTGTGCCCTCGCGGACGTCGGAGCGCTGGCAGATGGCTATGTCGCTCCGAATCGGCGGCCTGCTCGGTCCTGTGACTGCTAGGATCTTCACTCCGATCGACGCTTGGGAGGGTGAGGTCTACGCTCAGCTCGAAGTGCGGGGTCTCGGGCTACCGAAACCGCTTCGCCTTCTTCCGATCGAATGGAACCCGCTGCATCACCACGATAATCCTCGCGACGCGCCAAGCCCGCACGCCGGCCTGCGTCTCTTTGATCGCTACATGCCGTTTGACCTCAACGCCGAACGCGGCATAGGAGTTTTTGCTCAGACGCGGACCGCTGTCATGGTTGACCTCCCGCGCCTGCCGACCGATTTTACGACCTTCTGCGACCTGTGCTCCGACATCTGGCGGTGTTCGGACATGCTGGATCTAGAACCGCCTCCGTGGTCGAGGCCGATGCTATGAGTGAGCACAAGCACCTTAAGGCCATCGCTGAGCAGGTTGCTGCATCGCTCTCCTATGTGCGGGTGCGCAACCACTCGGCCTATGTGGCTACGCCGCTGCTGTACGCTAACGGGACTGGCGTCCTCGTCCGAATCGATATCGTCGAAAACGGCTACAGCGTTTCTGATGACGGCTATGGCGCCTTCATCGCCGAGACTATGAGCGGCCTGCCGACCTATAGCCGCATCGCCTCCAGCGTCGCCGAGATCCTCGGTGTTCGATTCGAAGGGCGGACGTTCTTCGCCGAGGTCGCGGATGCTGACCACCTTCCCGCGGCAGCGGCTGCCATTGCGAACGCCTCTGCGCGCGCCAACGACAGGATGGTGCAGTCCCTTGAGGCAATGAAGTTGCGCAGGTCTCGCGATCTGTTCGACGATCGGCTTCGAGCCGCCTTCGGCTCAGCCATCTCCTTCGACGTCACCGTTAAGGGAAATCGAGGCAGGGAGTGGGATTACGACGCAGCCGCAACAATCGGCGAGCGTCAGCACCTCTTCGCATTCGTTGGACCGGCGTTCACCGCTGTGGCGTCGGCCAACATCAAAATCGGTGACACATTGGCGCGTCCGGAGCCTCCGGATGTGACCGCTGTCCTCGCCGACTACAATCGAACCGAGCCAGCGTTGCGCGCGATCCTGGCCGATACCGGGAGCATCGTCATCGGTGCGAGCGATGATGTCGAACACTATCGGCTTGTAGCCGCCTGATCACTCCTCCAGACCGATCTTAGGACGCTGAAAGCCCCGCCTTGTGCGGGGCTTCGTGTTTCAGCGCAGCGCGCCATCCACAGCTGCGCGTCACCGCTCTGGCGCGCAATTTGTCGCCTACTTGGAAACATCCGCTTGACGTGTTTCCATGTTGGTGACAACGTAAGCCCATCGCCGCCAGCGATGGAGCCGCCAAGTGCCCGCCGCCACCGACTACTGGATCATCCCCCTCGACGGCGCCTACGCCGTCCGCTCTGCCGCCGGCATCGAGCTTGAGGGCATCGCCACCTACGGCGATGCGCAGGATCACATCCTCGACCTGCAGCACCGCGACCTGATCGCGGCCCAGGAGGAGCGCGCGGCCCTCGACGACTTCGAGGCGCAGCGTCTGGCGGAGGCGGCGTGATGGCCACCCGTCCCCGCTTCACCTCCCGCACCCAGGCCTTCGCCGCCTCGGCCGCGCTCGCTCGCGGAATCGCTGCCGCCGGCGGTCATCAGGCAGTCGCGCAACGCCTCGGCGCCACCGTCGCCGTCGTCCGCTCGTGGACCTTCTGCCCGACCGCCCGCCTCGAAACCGTGTCGGCCTTGCTCGGCGTGCCGGCCTCCGAACTGCGACCCGACCTGCACCTGTTCGCCGTGCCGCCCTCCGCCGAGCACGCCATGGCCGCCCACCTCGCCGCCGGCCGGCACTTCGCTGCGACCGGCCGCCCCCTCTCCTCCGAAAGGCACTGAGATGACCGACGTTCTGCTCTCGATGCCTGCGTGGCAGGCCCTAACGGTCTCGGCCGTCGCTCCCGGTGTCGTGACCCTCTCGGCGATCTGGATCGTCGCCGAGGCCGGCCGGTTCGTGCGCCTCGCGCTGACGGGGCGGCTGTGATGGGCGGTCATCTCGATACGCTCGCCGCGTTGCGGCTGATCGCAGAGGGGCAGCGCGTGCCGCCCCGTAAGTACGCCGCTCTGCAGCGCCGCGCTCTCATCCGCGTGCGCGGCCATGGCCCTGGCGCCAAGCCGGAACTGTCTGAGGCCGGCAGGGACCTCCTGAGCCAGGAGCGGCGTCATGCGTAGCACCTGCCCCATCGCCACCATCCGCCTGCCGGACGCCCGCGACGCGCTGCAGATGCTCGCGACCGTCGCCCACGACCGGGTCTGCATCGTCGAGGGCGCCGCGCCGAAGGCCGCGCTGTCCGCCGCCGATCGAGCAGCGCTGTCCAACCTCGCTGCCGACTACCGGGCGCTCGCCGAGCGCATCGAGCGCGCCGCTGCGGCCGCAACCCCTTCCGCCATCGTCGACACCCTGGAGGCCGCATGAGCACGCCAACGCCCGCAGCGCTCGCCGGCCCGCAGGCCGTCGTGATCGCTACCGTCGATTATCTCCTGACCTCGGTCGGGCTGCAGACCTACACGGCGCTCGCAGCCCGCCTGATTCCGCAGACGCCGTCGGCGCTGCCCGAGGGCGTGGTCTCCCTGGATGCGGCCCGCGCTGACCGGCGCTCGGCTGATGCCGTCGGGAGGCCGCTGTGAGCGAGCCTGCCGTTTCCCTCACCGCGCAGCCCGGTCCCGCCGGCTGCACCACCCTGACCATCGACCTCGGCGACCTCGAGGCGGTCGTGGATCTGCCCCGAGCAGAGACGCGCAAGCTGATCCGCGCACTGTCCGCGGCGCTCGGCGACGGATTCGAGCGGACGCACGGGATGGAGGAACGCGATGCGTAGCGCCACCCTCGCCCTGCCGCCGATCGCCGCCGACGAAGCAGCCCGCTGGCTCTTCGAGGCCGGCCACGGGCTGCTCGCGGTCTCGACCGACGAGGCGCTTGCCCACCGGCTCGCCGACGTCCTGATCCGCCACGAGAAGCGTCTCGGCCAGGCGCCGAGCGACTTCCCGGCGATCCGCACCGAGATGCGCCGCCTTTGGGGCGAGCACGAACGCGTCGGCCGGTCGCGGGAATGCCGCCGCTACCACCCTGACCCGAGCCGGAGGGGCTGATGCAGATCCAGCGCATCCCCTTCACCACGCGCGACGCGTGGTTCGCCGCCCGCCGGCAGGACGTTACCGCCTCCGTCGCGGGCGCCCTGCTCGGCGTCCACGAGCACACGACGGCTTTCGAGCTCTGGGCGCTGAAGAGCGGCCTGCTTTCCGAGGATCCGACCGAGTCCAAGGCTGCCCGCCGCGGACGGCTGCTCGAGGACGACGCGCTGCAGGTGCTCGCAGAGGACCGGCCGCACTGGACCGTCACGGCCGGCGGCAACGAATACCTGCGCGCGCCAGCTCTGCGCATCGGTGCGACACCCGACGCCTACGCCACCGATCCCGATCGGGCCGGCCGCGGCATCGTGCAGGTGAAGACCACCTCTGACTTCGTGTTCCGAAAGAAGTGGCGCGACGAATCCGGCGAGCTGGTGCTGCCGCTCTGGATCGCCTGTCAGGCGATCGTCGAGGCGAAGCTGACCGGCGCGTCCTGGGCGAGCGTCGCGCTCCTCGTCGTCGGGCACGGCCTCGACCTGCACGTGGTCGACGTGCCGCTCCACGAGGGCATCTGGCACCGCCTCGTCGGCGAGGCGAAGCTGTTCTGGCAGCGCGTCGACAGCGGCGAGGCGCCGGCGGCCGACTATGCCCGCGACGGCGACACCATCGCCGACCTGTGGCCGCCCGACGCCGCGGCCGATCCGCTCGACCTCTCGGCCGACAACTTCCTGCCCGCGCTGCTCGACGAGCGAGAGGCGATCAGCGCCCGGGTGAAGGCCGACGAGAAGCGGCTGGCCGAGATCAAGGCCGAGATCACCGCGAAGCTGGCCGGCGCCACCGCCGCGCAGGTCGCCGACGGCCGCGTCATCACGCGGACCCTTCAGAGCCGGGCCGAGCACACGGTCAAGGCCAGCACCTTCCCCGTCCTGCGCGTCCGCGCGCCTCGAAAGGCAGCAGCATGAGCACGAACGCCCTTACCATCTCTGAGACCGAGAAGAAGATCGCCGAGCGCATCGACCCGCAGGCGATGGGCGGCTTGGCCGTCTCGGCGCAGGCCGGCGGCGTCATCTTCGCCAACGCCGACGAGGTGATGAACTTCGCGAAGATGATGGCGGTCTCGGCCGCTGGCGTCCGGAAGCACCTGCGCGGCAACCCCGGCGCCTGCCTCGCGATCGTCACGCAGGCGGTCGAGTGGGGCATGTCGGCCTATGCCGTCGCCAACAAGAGCTACTTCGTCAACGACCAGATCGCGTTCGAATCGCAGCTGGTGCAGGCGGTCATCCTGAAGCGGGCCCCGATCAAGGGTCGGATCAAGTTCGAGTTCACCGGCGAGGGCGAGAAGCGGGTCTGCCGTGCCTGGGCCCGGCTCGCCGACGATCCGGACGAGATCGCAGAATATGTCTCGCCGCCGTTCGGCCGGATCACGCCGAAGAACTCGCCGCTCTGGAAGAGCGACCCCGACCAGCAGCACGCCTACTATTCCGGCCGCGCGCTCTGCCGCCGCCATTTCCCCGACGTGCTGCTCGGCGTCTACACCGACGACGAGTTGCCGCCGGCGCACCAAGGCGCGGACCGGGCGCGCGATGTCACGCCGAAAGGACTCGGCGCGAAGCTGGACGCCTTGGCGGCGCGGCCGAGCGCAGGCGAGACCTCCGGCCCCACCGCCGATCCGGTCTTCGGTGATCCTGAAGGCGAGAGTGCCGAGGACCGCGACGAGGACCAGGCGCCCGCCGAACATGGCGAGCCTGACCGCGACCCGGCGCCCGAGATTGATCGCGAGCACCCCGACTACAAGCTCGGATGGGAGGGCGGTTTCAGCGGCCTGCGGAAGGGGCTGAACAGCGCGATCAAGTCCGACCCGGTTCGGATGGCGCATTACGAGGCTGGCTACGCGGCCGGCGAGGCGCACGGCGCCACGGTGGAGGACTGACCGATGCCGCGCACTGGTTCTGTCGACCACGCCGCCGCCATCGCACTTCTTGTCGAGGGACACACTTGCCTCTCGGCTTCGCGCGCCCTTGGCTGCCGCCGGTCCTCCGTCGAGTGGATCGCGAGGCGCTATCGCAACAACCACCCGGCGGCACTGCCGAAGCCGCGGACGACGTGGAAGATGCCGCGCTACGTGCGCGTGCCGGATGAGTACCGGGCCGCCGGGCTGGCCGAGGACTATCGCGACCTCGTGCGGGACTTCGGTGACGCCGAGGGTGAGCGGCGGTGCCGGCGCTTGCTCGACGAGACCCGGCGGCTGGAGGCGCTCGACGCCCGGATGGGGAGCGCCGCCTGATGCTCACCCCCTCCGAGACACGAGCGCGTGAAGGTCTGGCCTACTACAACGAGTGTGATCCCTATGCCGCAGAGTGGTTGCGCAACCTCATCGCGGCCGGGCTCATCACGGCGGGCGACGTCGATACCCGGTCAATTGTCGATGTTCGACCTTCCGACGTGGCGGGATACACGCGCTGTCATTGGTTCGCTGGCATCGGAGTTTGGGACTACGCGCTCGGGCTCGCGGGGTGGCCTGCAAATCGGCCTGTCTGGACCGGCTCTTGCCCGTGCCAACCTTTCAGCGCGGCAGGCGGCCGAGGCGGGTTTGCTGACGAGCGGCACCTATGGCCGTCTTGGCATCATCTCATCCGAGAGTGCCGCCCTTCAGAGATCCTTGGCGAGCAGTCTTCAAGTTGCGACGGCCTCGCGTGGCTCGACCTTGTTCAAGCTGACCTGGAAGGAGAGGGCTACGCCTGCGGGGCGGTTGATCTCTGCGCTGCGGGCGTCGGCCGCCCGCACATTCGACAGCGCAACTGGTTTGCCGCGAAAAGGCTGGCCCACCCCGAAGAAGCAGGACGCGACCGGGGCTCGTTCGGAAGAGCAGCTTGCTGCGCGCCGGCAGCGATCAATCGACAAGGGGCGCAATCCTCCCGGCGAGTCGAACCTGCACGAGCGTGTGCTGCTGCTCACGGGGCGCACATCGAGTGGGCGTTGCTACGCGACCGCAACGGCGAGTTCTGGAGCCCGATTGAGCCCGGCACATTCCCGTTGGCTCATGGCTCTACCGGCAGAGTGGGACGCTTACGCGCCTACGGGAACGGTCTCGACGCGGAAGCGGCAGCCGCCTTCATCGGTGCGGTGATCGACACGCTTTCCCCGACCCCTGGCGGTCTCGCTGAAGGGGGACGGCTGTGAGCGCGATCATCTCCGACTGCGGCCTCTACCGCTACCGGCTCGAACGGGATCTCGGCGGCATGCTCGCCGGGCCGACCGTGGCCTGGATCATGGTCAACCCGTCCACCGCGGACGCCACGGCCGACGACCCGACCATCCGCAAGGTGCTCGGCTTCTCGCGGCGGCTCGGTGCCGGCCGGATCATCGTCGGCAACCTGTTCAGCGACCGGGCGACGGACATCAAGGCGCTGCGCACCGCGGCTGATCCGGTCGGCATTGAGGGCGGCGACCATCTCCGGCGGATCATGCGCGAGGCCGACAAGGTGATCGTCGCGTGGGGGCCGTGCGCCAAGCTGCCGAAGTGGCTGCGCAATCGGTGGATGGAGGTCGTCGGCATCGCCGAGGCCCACGGCATCCCGCTTCTCTGCATCGGCACGGCCCAGGACGGGCACCCGCTGCACCCGCTGATGCAGGGCTACGACCGGCCGTTCGTGCCTTGGTCTGCGCCCCTCTCCCCCGATCCCGTCAACCCTCACGCGAAGGACTGAGCCCGTGGCGCGCGCTCTCGACATCAACCTACACGATACGCGGATCGGCATCTGGCAGGACGACCCGAACGACCCGACCTTCCGGGCCGAAATCTTCGAGCCGCTCACGGCTTGGATGCGGCGACGCGGGTGGCGCGTCACGGCTGATCCGGAGGTGCTGAAGCGCCACCGCTGCATCAGCAAGGACTATCGCGTCGCCGAGCGTGGCGAACTGCGCGCGAAGGCTGAGTGCCACGGCCGATCCATTGAGGTGGAGTTCTGGTCGGAACAGGCCGCGCAGGAGAACCGCAACGGGCGGCGCTACGACTTCGACAAGAGAAAGCGGGCGCCGTACCTCGACCGGCTGCGGATGGATCTGGAGATCCGTCGCATCCTGGCGTGGCTGGGCGCGCGCGCTGAGGTGAAGGTCAGAGAGCCACGCAATCAACGCTGCGGGGCCGGTGCAGGCGAGTTGCAGGCTGCCGCGTGGATCGAGCGGAACGCCCGCCAGTCGGGGCATTTCGTGCCCGAACTCGGCCGTGCTCGCTACACGAATGGCGACCGGTGCCGGAAGGCGGCAGACAGCGGGCTCCTAGAGCACGGCGCAGTCGCATGGTTCATCGACAGGAAGGGCCGTGTGCTGCGCGGGCGGGCGTTCTACTCGCTCAACGACCGGTGGGCCATTCAAATCGGCCGGTTCGGCGTCACCTTCGCCTCGGCGTTCGAGATGTTCACGGCGCCGCCAACGGATCTGCGGCGGAAGCGGAACGACGACCAGCGCCGCAAGCAGATCGAGAGAGAGATTGGACGCGCCGTCAGAAGCGATGATTTCGAGCGCGCGGCGCTACTGAAGAAAATCGCGTTCGGATCGGCGCCCGTCTATCGCATCTGGTCGCGCACGAACGACTGCTATTACGGCGCGCAATACTGCGGTTACACCGCCGATATGACTTTTGCCGGGCGCTACACGCGCGAAGAGGCTGAGGCCGAAGTTCTCCGCGTCCCGCACATCCTCAGCCTTGTGACGCCGGACGGCAAGCACCTGCGCGCCGAGGACTTCGCCAAGCCCGCCACCCTGATTGCCGCGGAGTAATCCCCCATGTCTATCCCAGCACAGGGCGCGGTAGGCGCTGAGACGATGACGGCGAGGCTCAACGAGCGGTGCTCCTACTGCGGGCTTCTTCCAACGCCAGCATCAGAATTCGAATGTGTCCTCAGTTCATGCCCGAGGCGTGCCGCTCTCGCCGCACCCCGCGCGGACAGTGACGAGCGGACGGCGGGCGTGCTCTGGTCCGCATGGTCAGAGGACGACTGCGATAGCGATCCGCGCATCGACCCGATGGCCCAGAAGGTCACAGAGTGGTTCGTCGGTCGTTGGCCTCTCGGCGCGGACGAGCCTGAGTGCCGCATCCTGGTCGGCGCGGGCCGCTCTGCCGAGATCATCGCGCGGCGCATCGCCGAAAAGCTGACGAGCGCCCTGAACACGGATGCGATCGTGGCGCGGAAGTCAGCCACCCCCGCCCAGCCGGCAGGGGCCGTGCCGGATAGCCTGCGGGCGCTGAGCGAGGCGGCGACGCCGGGGCCTTGGACGATGGTTGTCGGTGATGACTACTACGTCGAGAGCGAGAGCTACCCACCGCACCCCACGCACAGCCCTGTCGTCGTTGATGGCGGCAACTGGATCGCTGTCGGCAACCGGCCGGATGATTTCGGCAAGGCGAACGCCGAGTTGATCGTCGCCGCCGTCAATCGCCTGCGCGACGAGATCGCCTCCCATCCGGCCGGGCAGAGCCCCGGGTCGGGGGCGGATAGTACATCGAAGGGCGAGCGCCCCCCAAACCGACCCGGTTCGGATAAGCCCTGCTTCTTTGTCGGCTCCACGGGGTACGACGCCGAGTGCAAGACCTGCGGGCAATACACTGCCGACTATGAGCGTCAGGACTTTGAGTGTCCGTGGAAAGGCATCCCCGCCCCCGACAGCACCCGCACGGGTCAGGTTGGGCTTCGGGAGGCCCTGGCGCGCTCGCTCACCAAGTCCATCGCAGGTGGATCTCCTGACCGCTATCGCATCGAGATTGCCTGCCCTGATCTCGCGACCATGCAGGTTCTTCGGGACGGGCTGGTATCGCTGCGGGACAATCCTGCCGCGATCACGGCGCCCCACGATGATGGCTTCACCGCAGATGAGCTACGCGAGATCCGCGCGGCCATCATGGAGCTTGGCGCGGGCGCCATACGCACTCAGAAGATCACCGATCATCAGGCGGCGAACGATCTGCAGCGGCACTGTATCGGCCGGATCGAACGTGCGCTGGCTTCTCGGCTCGCCGCCCGCCCGGCAGCCCCGGAGGCGCAGGGGTTGGAGCGCGTCCGGCATGTGAAGCGCGGCACGGAATACGAGGTGCTGCACCGGGGCGTCGAGCTTCAGGTCGCAACGCCAAGCGCGGCCTATGGCGCAGAGTACGTCCTGCCTGAAGGCGCCACCCTCGTCATCTATCAGGCGAAGACGGTAATCTTTGGGCTCGCGAGGAAAGCGAGTTCGACGATGGTCGCTTCGTGCCCGCCCCGCCGGCCTCCTCCGGTCAGGGAGGGCGCTGAGATGGGCGGACCCCACCAGCCAGAGGCGCTAAAGGCCGCGCGCCGCGAAGCCGGCATGGTCGTGGACACCGTCTGCTTCGACAAGGGTTGGGGCTTCCGTGATGCCCTGATCGAAGCGATTGCCCCGCTGATCCTGCTGAAGGACACGGCCCTCGCCGCGCACCAGCAGGTCACGGCCGAGAGGGACGAGGCGCGGGCGAAGCAGCGAGACATGCACCGCCGCGCGCAGAAGGCCGAGAGCTTCCGCGAGCGCCATCGCGGCGGCTTCAACTATCTCATGAACGGCAAGCGCAAGGAGCGGTTCGCGCGTCGTGCCGCCGAAGCCTCCCTTGCCACCGCCACCTCCGAACTCGCCCGGCTCCGGGCCGAGGGAGAGGCGAAGGACAGGCGGATTGCGAGGCTCGAAGCGGCGCTGGCGCCGTTCGCAAAGGCCGGAGAACTGTTTGGCCCGCGGCTCTCCGACGACTACGACCAATCCATCTACGCCCCGGCGGCTGGGCCTGAGTTCGCAATCTCAGCCGACCATCTCCGAGCCGCCCGCGCGGCCACGGCAAGGGAGGGGTAGAGCCATGCCGATCCGCAACCCTCACCTGAAGCGCGTGGCAATCACCGCAATTTCGCCGCTCGTCCTCGCGGACTGCGCCCTCTCCGGGCTCATCGCTGGCTTCCGCCGTGGCCTCTTTGAGATCTCCAGTGTTTGGCCGCGCCGCAATCTGCCCACCCCTGCCCTCAACCGTGAGGAGGCCGACCGTCATGAATGACGCAACCAAGAGCCTCGCCGCCGAGATTGAGGCGAGAGCAGTGAAGGCCCAGACCAGCCTTGCCCGCGCCTACGAACTGATCGCTGACCAATACGGCACGTGGTCTCCGGAGAGCGGCACGCAGTTTACCGACCGCGGAGCCGCCGAGGCTGTCGAAGGCATCCGCCTTGCCCGTGAACTGCTCGCTGAGATCGCCGCCCTCCAGAGCCGTGCCTTTGAGGACGGGGCGCGGTGGATGAGGGAGAGGGCGGCGCAGACTGCGAACTATGCTCGCGAGCGCGCGGCCATGGCCCTCCACGGCAGTTGTGACGGTTCGGACACGAACCGGACACGGCGCGATCTGGCTCAGTCGCTCAAACACCAGATCGCCGCCCTCCCTCTCCAACCCGAAGGGGAGCGGAATGCGTAAGCCCACCGGCCTCGACCTTGCTGCGGTGTTCGAGCGCGTCACCGTCTCCATCATGCTCAACCGCAGCCCCGACGAAAGCATGGTCTCGAACGCTGAACGCATCAAAGCGGAGATCACGGAGCAGCAAAAGCGCCAGCTCTTCATGCAGATGGATGAGCGGTTCAAGGCATGGACCGGCGAGAGCTTCATAGGCTTCACGACCCGCCGCGCCGCCCTCGCCGAACAGGAGAAGGGCGATGCGTAGGCTGACGGACGACGAACTTGAGATCGCGTGCCGAGCCTCTTGGGCGGTCGCGCGCTTCCATATTTCGGCGAAGCTCGCCAGCGGCGACCCAGGCCCGTGGAATGAGCAGAGCGCCCAGATCCAAGAAGTGACGCGGCTCGAACTGCGGGCGGCCTTCGCGGCCGTAGAACAGTCCCGCACCGCCCTATCCCAACCCACCCCCACCACCGAAGACAAGGGGAGAGAGGATCGTGCCTAGCAAAGCGGGATGGCGGCGCCCTGCCCCGGAGATCGTGCGCCTTGTTCGCGCCCTTGCTGTGGACGACGCGCGCCGCGATCATGAGGCCGCGACCGAACACGCGCGCCGTCGCAGGGGAGAGACCATGAACGCCGCTCAGACGCGAGGTCGCCAGGGATGAAGAAGCGCGTCGCGATCTACTGCCGATACAGCTCGGACCTTCAGCGTGATCGATCCATTGAGGATCAGGCTGCGCTCTGCCGGGAGTTCGCCGAGCGCAATGGCTGGCGTGTCGTCGCCGAGTTCGCCGATCGGGCTCAGTCCGGGGCGTCGATGATCGGCCGCGATGGCATCCTCTCAATGATCGAGGCAGCCAAGCGGCGGGAGTTCGATATCGTCGTCGCAGAGCATGGCGACCGGCTCTCCCGTATCACCGAAGAACTGGACGGCATCCGGCGCAGGATGCACTTCGCCGGGATCGTCATCCACACCGTCAATGCGGGCGTGATCGACGAGACCCAAGCAGCGATCCAGGGGCTCATGGGCGCGCTCTTCCTGCGCGAGCTGGCGAATAAGGTGCGCCGCGGCCTGTCCGGCGTCGTGCGGGACGGACGTAGCGCAGGCGGACGCGCCTACGGCTATCGGCCGGTGCCGGGCGAGCCTGGGCGCCTCGCGGTCGTCGAGGAAGAGGCCGAGGTCGTTCGGCGGATCTTCCGCGAGTATGCTCACGGCACCACCCCGCGCGAGATCGCAGGGCGCCTCAACGAAGAAGGCATCGCGCCGCCGCGGGGCAAGCACTGGAACGCCTCCACCATCAACGGCAACGCCGCCCGCGGTAACGGGATGATTTTCAACGAGGTCTACGCCGGTCGGATCGTCTGGAACCGGGTGCGCATGATTAAGGATCCGGATACCGGGCGCCGCGTCTCGAGGCCGAACCCGCGCATGGACTGGCAGACCGCAGAGGCGCCGGACTTGCGCATCGTTGATGACGCGCTTTGGCAGGCCGCAACCCGGGTGAAGGCGGACAAGGCGCGCCTCAAGTCGCACCACAAGCGGGCTCCCGTGCACATTCTGTCGGGGCTTCTCCGGTGCGGCTGCTGCGGGTCGGGCTACTCGATCCACGACCGGGACAAGACCGGCAAGAGCCGGATCCGGTGCTCGTCGGTTCGCGAGAGCGGCATCTGTTCGAACCGTCGCATCCTCTACCTCGTGAACGTGGAGCGCGCGGTGCTGTCGGGGCTCGACGAACACCTCGCCAACCCCTGGCTCATCGACGAGTATGTCGACGCCTATAATGAGGAGCGGAAGCGCCTATCGGCGACCGGCCCGCAGGATCTCGCCCGCTTGCGCGCTCGCGTCGACGCCCTGTCCGCCGAGAGCGAGCGCGTGAAGCGCGCCTACATTCGGGGGTTGATCAGCGAGGCCGAAGCCGAGGTCGAATTGCCCCGGATCCGAGCTGAACTGGAGGAGGCGGAAGAGCGGGTCGCGTTGGCTGGATCTGCGCCCTCCTTCATCGCCCTGCAGCCCGCCGCGGTGGCGCAATACCGACGCAGCACGGCCGACATGATCGCGACCCTGGACGACCACGCACGGCATCGGGCCGGCGGCTCACAGGCTGTCGCGGATTTAAGACGGTTGATCGAGTCGGTGACGATCAAGCCAGACGGGCCCCGCCTCGGTTTCGAGGTCGAGGTTCGAGGTCGGCTTGAAGAGTTGATCCGGAAAACTGAAGGCTCCCCATCGCTGGAAAGTGGGGGACGCATGGTAGCGAGGGAGGGATTTGAACCCCCGACACAAGGATTATGA